TCAGCGACCGACCATGCTCCTGAGAGCCTGAAGGAGACCGGTGCGGGAGGGGTCGCGGGACCAGTTGCCCTGGCTGGTGACGCGCTCAAGGTAGCGGTTCCACTCGTCGAACAGCTGGCGGTCCATGCTGCCGGGGCGGACGATGATGAGGGTGGCGTCGTCGAGCTCGACCTCCATCATCATCCGACCCGGCGGCAGCTCGAACTCGGCTGCTCCGGGGGGCAGTTCGTCGCTGAAGCAGATCATCGCCCGGACGGTCTTACGGACGGTCACGGTCGAGCTGTCTTCCGGCATGGGACCCCCATGTACGCGTCACGTCACGAAATCGATAGCCCGTTCGAACGGATTACGTTCTGGCAGGCTATCGCAACAACACGCTTCCCAGGCGGATCAGTAATGGTGCCATCCTGAACAAGATTCGACTACACCCGGCCAGCAACAATTACGGAACGTAACGCATCTGGCCAACGATCTTGCCGGGGATTCAGAGGGTATGCCCGATTACTGACCCTCGCCGAGTGACCGCATCAGCGCACGAATGGCCTCCCGCTGCTGCGCCGTCAGCCGGTCCGCGTCCTCCAGGAACGCCTGAGCGTCAGCCGACTCCGAGAACACCCGCTCCGCACCGAAGAACTGCGCGGACGCCGCGTCCTGCAACACGCCGATGCCCACGCCGAGGCCGGCCTCCATGCCGCGCAGCATCTCGTAGCTCGGCGGCTCCACTGGCTCGCCCGTGACCACGCGGTGCAGCCACGAGGACTTCACGACCTGCTCGCCGGATTCGGGGTCGACACAGCGCGCAGCGAGCCTCTGGTAGCCGAGGCCAAGAGCTTCTTTCCTCTCGGCGACGATGTCCCGGAACTGAGTCCGGCTGCTCGCCGACGCGTGATCTTGCGCTGCCATGAGGCTCATCCTGCCACTCCGAGTCGCTTCATGGGCCGTGGGGTGTCCATGGGACCAGTGGGACGTGGGGCAGATTCCCGCTGGTGGCGCATGGCCCGACAGTCATTGCGCCGGACAGAGTGTCCATGCAAATGGATGCCCGGCGCTAGTGCACTCAGTGCCTTTGGCGAAATCCGAACCCAACCGTCCAAGACGATGGACAGAACGTCCGCCGCATGCAATGCTCTAACTATCCAAGCGGTGCAACACCGCGAGGCGATCCATTGCAAGAGGTGGACGTTGAGCACACCAGCCCAGAAGCAAGAGCCGCTCTTCGAAGTGGACCGCGACCTGCTGAAGCGCCTGATGCGGCGCACCAAGACCGGGTCCGAGTTGACCGGCCGAGGCCTCGCGGAGGCCGCCGGCCTGGCCCATGGGACCGTCGGCAACATCCTCAGCGGCGAGACCGAGCAGGTCTTCGGCTCGACGGCCGAAGCCATCTGCCACGCCATCGGGGTCGAACTGCTCGTCCTGTGCACGCCGGTGTTCCGGCTCACGGTCGTACGGCAGAAGGCGCTGACGGCATGACCAGCCAGCAGCCGTTCTCCCTCGCCGACGCGGAGGCCTCCTTCACCCAGGAGGACATGGAGCACGCCGACCGCAACGTCGCCGCGGCTCCCCCGTTCCGGACCGAGCTTCACGAGCAGCTGCGCGCGGTGTTCGCGTCGGTCCGCGTCGTTCGGCCGGCCGCGAAGGCTGCCTGACCCCATCAACGCCGAAGGCCCGCCCGCTGCTTGCCGGCCCGGACGGACCTCGACTCGGCGACCACACCAACCATCGAAGGAAGGTCACCTTGAAGACCAACCCTATCTCCCAGCTCGGTCCGGCGACCGCGCTGGTGCAGCTCCTCCAGGAGCACCGCGAACTGGCGCCCGCCACGTGGCGCATCGACCGCGACGGACTGCTGTCCGCGACCGTCGCCTTCAACGCGGACTTCGACGTCCGGTCGGCGATGGCGGCGTATGCCGAGGCGCTGGGGGCGGTGCTGCACGAGCAGCCGGTTTCCTCGGCCGGTGAGGAGCGGATGACGTTCCACGTCTTCGCGAAGTGGCGTGACGTGCAGGTGAATGTGTGGGCGTCGTGCTCGGCGGCTGCGGCTGGTTCGGCGGTGGCGGCATGAGCGACTCGATCCTCGTCCGCGTCACGCTCGACTCGTACGACGTGGTGCACCCGTCGGAGAAGCAGACGCAGGTGTACGTGCAGATCCCCGAGGTGGGTCGCGCGTCGTGGCTGCTGGACTCCAGCTTCTACGGGCGGCTGAAGAACGAGCCGTGGCCGCACGTCATCGACGAGGCCCACAGCGACTACATGCGGCGCGGTGTGGTATCGGATTCGGCGTCGGCTGCTGCGCGGCAGGCGATCGTCGACTGGCTGCTGTTGAGCGAGGGCGCGGAGTGCGACGCTCGGTTCGACGCGGTGCAGGAGGCGTGGGAGCTGGACCAGGCGCGTCAGCATCCGGTGGCGCGGAAGCTACTGGCTCGCGTGACGGAGCTGGAGAAGCAGCTCGCGGAGTGCTCGCAGCCGGTGTCCGAGGCCGAGCTGGACGTGGCGGTCGAAGAGCTGAGCGCGGAGCTGCGGATGCGGCTGGCGCTGGCGTCGGCGCAGCGTGGCCGGCGTGAGCTGCGGGCAAGGGTCGCCGAGCTGGAGGCGCAGCGCGAGGCACTCGCCGCCCGGCTCCGCGCGGGCCAGCGCTGGAAGTGGGGCCGGACGCCGCCGCTCGTCTCCCAGGACTACGTGTCGCAGGACGAGCTGCGGGCCATCTTCGGCATCGAGCTGACCGCCCCGTGGGACGAGGACCCCGTCCGTCCGTGCGGCTGCCCGCGACGGTTCGACCGGCACGCCGACGGCTGTGCCACGGCCGCCGCTGAGGCGGGTGAGTCGTCGTGACCTGGCTGCTGTGGGCCGCCTCCATCTGGGCCGTGTTCCTGGGCTTCGTCTTCGTCGACGCGCCCACCCTCCTCTCCCACCTGATCCACCGCCACCACGGAGGCCAGCCGTGAAGCTGTTCCGCGCCGGGCGCCTCGCCCGATTCCTCGCCGCCATCCGCCCCCACAACCTCGGCACGGTCCGCGGTGGTGCCGCCAACATCCAGGTGTCCCGAATCGCAGGCGGTGCCGCCCTCGGCCTCACCGACGTCCTTCGCCCCGCGATCCTCGACCTCGCCGAAATGCACGCCGAGGACCCCGGCACGCTGACCTCCCTGCTGGAGGAGATCTGGGAACTGGCCGGTGCGGCCGGCGGCCGGGACTCTCACGCCCGGCACGAGCTGGACGAGCGGGTGGCCGTGTTCCTGGAGGCTGTAGGCGCGCACGAGGTGCGGGTCTACAACGAGCAGGTTGGGCGGCTGGCGTCGCTGTTGTGGGAGTGCCGTGGGCAGCAGGCTCCGGCGGTGGTCATCCCGGCGCAGCGTGAGGGTGGTGCTGCCGCGTGAGCGCCTTCGACGACATCCGCCGCGCCCTCACCGACGCCTACGGCACCAACACCGTCTTCGACGACCTCACCGCCGAAGACCTCATCAAGGCCGTCATCGCCGAGCAGCGCCTCGACGCCGAGAACTACCCCGGCGAGCTGGCCATGTACCGGGGTCTCGTCCGCGTCCTGCGCACCGTCGTCCGGGAGAACGACACCCTGGACGAGGTCCGGCGTCTCCTGTGGGAGCACGCCGGCGACGAGCGGGACGCCGCGATGGGGCGCGCCCGATCGGCGGCCCCCGACGAGGAGATCCCGCCGCCCGCCGAGCTGGCCGTGCACACCAACCGTCGTGCTCACCTCCTCGCGGAGATCAGCAAGGGCGGCCGGTGGAAGTCCGGCACCGTCGCCCGCTGGTACGGCGAGCACGGCTACACCGGGCTCAGGGTCCAGGCCGCGCGTCACGACCTCGCGGTCCTCCGCGACTCCGGCGCCATCGTCCAGCACGACGAGGCCGGGGTCCGGTACTTCACCGCGGCCCGCCAGGGGGTGCGCCGTGGCTGATCTCCTCACCCGCCGCGAGTACCTGCTGGCCGCCGTCCAGGAGCACGGCCGGCCGGTCACCACCAGTCTCGCCGAGCAGCTCATGGCCGACAGCCCCTGGCCCACCGCCCGCCGGAACACCACGCGGAAGGACTTGCGCGGCTTGGCCCGCGCCGGGCTCCTCACCGCCACGGACGCCGCCGGCCGCCGCACGTACCAGCTGGCTCCGGCGGCCGCCGAGGGGGTGGCGTCGTGAAGAACACCCCCCGCCGCCCCCGTGCGAACCACCCGGAGGCCATCGCCAACGCCCGGTCCCAGCCCGGCGTGTGGCTGCCCGTCGCCGAGTACGGCAGCACCCTGTCCGCCCGCACCCTCGCCTACCGGATCCGCACCGGCAAACCGCTCGGCGACCAGCGGTACGGCACGCCGTACCGGCCGGCCTCCGCGTTCGAGGCGCGTACGGAGCTGACCGAGAACGGCGCCCGCCTCGACATCCGCTACACCGCACGACAGGAGACCACCCCGCGATGAGCACGACGACGACGGCTGGGGCTCAGGCCCCGGCCGCCGGCCGCCGGGTCACACCCACCGGCCGGCTCATCCTCCCCGCCGACGCCGACCGCGCCGACTGGCTCACCGCCCGCCGCTCCGGCATCGGCTCCAGCGACGTCCCTGCACTCCTCGGCCTCGTCGAGAAGAAGCCGCCGCTGGCCGTCTACTACGACAAGACCGGCCACGACATCGACGACGCAGGCGAGGCCGCCTACTGGGGCACCGTCAACGAGGCCAACGTCGCACATCGCTGGGCCATGCAGTCCCGCTCCGTCATCCGCCGCGTCGGCCTCGTCGCCCACCAGGACCACCCGCACTGGATGACCACCCTCGACCGTCGCGTCACCGAGTGCCCGCTCGCCGAGGACGAGCGCGTCCCCTGCGCCTTGGAAGTGAAGACCCGCTCGGCCTTCAAGTCAGCGCAGTGGCACGCCGGCGCCCCCGACGACGTCACCGCTCAGGTGCTGTGGCAGATCATCGTCAACGGCTACGAGCACATGCACTACGCCGTCCTCATCGGCGGCAACGACTACCACCAGGGCGTCATCCGCGCCGACCAGTACACCGACGTGATGGCCGACATCACCTCCGCCGTCGACCGGTTCTGGTTCGAGCACATCCAGGCCGAGGTGCCGCCGGAGCCGACCGGCGACGGCGAGGCCCTGGCGAAGATGTTCCGCCGCCTCCACCCCACCCGCACGGGCTCGGTCGACGTCGACATGCACGCCGACGCACTGGACGCGCTCCTCGCCTACAACCGGCACCAGCGCGAGGAGGCGGCGGCGAAGAAGGCGAAGGCCGCCGCCAAGGCCCGCATGATCGCCGCCCTCGGCACCCACCAGGAGGCGCGGCTCGGCGGCGAGCGCGCCTACTCCCTGGAGCCCACGAACGCCGCCCCGAAGGTCGACCTGGAGCAGCTCGCCGAGCGCTGGCCCGACGCCTACGAGGCGTGCGTCCAGCCCAACCCGACCGAACGCATCGACATCTCCAAGGCCTTCAAGGGGGGCATCTGACATGGGACTGCGCGAGAACGCAGCCGCCGCGGCCGGCCGGACGCTGGACGACGCTGAACAGACGACGCACATCGAGGTTCGGGAGGCCCCGAACCTGACCGAGCCGGACCTCGGGGACCTGACGCAGGACGCCGACGCCAACACCAGCGCGATCACCGCCTGGTCGCGGGTCATGGGCGAGGTCCGGGCCATCGGGAAGAACGAGGAGTTCCGGGGCGGGCGCGCCGGCAACTTCAACTTCCGCGGCATCGAGACCGCCTTGAACGCCTTCGGCCCGGCCTGCCGCAAGCACGGCGTGCTGGTCATCCAGCACAAGGTAGAGACCGAGTACCGCGACATTTCCACCAGCAGCGGCGGCCGGATGCGCGAGTGCACCGCGCTGGTCACCTTCCGGATCTACGGCCCGGACGGCTCCCACTTCGACTCGCAGGCCGCGGGCGAGGCGTCGGACTCCGGGGGCCGGTCCACGCCGAAGGCCCAGTCCATCGCGCTCCGGACGCTCCTCATCAACAACGGCCTGGTGCCGACCGAGGACCGTGACGCGGACGCCGACCACTTCGAGCGTGCCGAGCCGGTGGGGCCGACGGCCGAGGAGTACCGGGACGAGCAGCTCGACCCGAAGACCAGCCCGTCCCGCCTTAACCAGATCCGCAACGAGCTGCGGACGCGCGGCATGCTCAACTCGAAGGTCACGAACGAGACCGGTGAGCTGGAGACGCTGGACTCGATCGGCGGCCGGATGTACCAGGAGCGCACCGGCGGTGGCCAGTGAGCGCCTTCGCCAACGTCCGCAAGGCGGGCTGGGACACCGAGACCACCGGCCCGAACCCGCTCGAAGACCGCATCGTCACCGCCGCGTTCATCGTCCGCGGCGGCGGCCGGGACGAGCGCGTCTTCTCCTGGCTCATCAACCCCGGCGTACCGATCCCCGCCGAGGCGTCCGAGGTCCACGGCATCACGGACGCCATGGTCCAGGCCGACGGCCAGGACCCGAAGACCGCCCTCGACGAGATCGCCACCAACCTGGCCCGGGCCATCGAGTGGGGCATGCCGGTGATCGCGTTCAACCAGTCGTTCGACTGGACGATCCTTCACCACGACCTGGTGCGCAACGGCCTGCCGACCGTCGAGGAGCGCGTAGGCCTGCGCCCGTTGACCCTGATCGATCCGATCGTCATCGACAAGCAGTGCGACAAGTACGTGAAGGGCTCGGGCCAGCGGAAGCTGAAGCCAACCTGTGAGCGGTACGGCGTCCAGCTCACCGACTGGCACACCGCCGAGGCCGACGCCCTCGCCGCGCTCCTCATCGCCGAAGCCCAGTTCCAGCGATACCCGCACCTCAACGACATGGGGACCGCGCAGCTCTTCAGCGCACAGAAGGCGTGGCGGGCCGAGCAGCAGGCCGGCCTCCAGGACTGGTTCCGCACCCGGGCGACGCCGGAGCAGGGCGGCGACCCGAACAAGGTGATCGACGGCTCCTGGCCGCTGATCCCGGCGCAGCGTGCGGGCGGTGAGTCGTGAGCCAGTACCTCGCCGCCATGACCGGCGCCGGAGCCCTCGTCGCCGCCGGGGTCACCCTCATCGCCCGGTCCTGGCCTACCGCGCCGACCGGCCGGCACCGCGCACCCCGCACCGCGCCCGCCGTCGAGCCGCTCCGCCCGTTCGAGGCCCTCGACGCCTTCGAGGCGTACTGCCCGGCCGAGGACCGGCCCACCCTGCAGCTCCGTCTCCGCCTCGGCGGCGTCCGCTGCACCGAGTGCCGCAACGACCCGACGGAGGCGGCCCAGTGAGCGCCCCGCCCGAGACCGGCCGCGTCGCCGCTGACGACGTGGCGAAGGTCCTCACCCGCCAGAACACCCCCGCGGAACGGGCCGCCGCCAGCCGGATCGTCCAGCGGCACGCCCGCTCTCAGGAGGACTCCCAGGAGCTGCTCGACGCGCTCGGCCTCACCGAGACCACGCCGGCCGCGCCCTGCAAGCAGGCGTCCGTGCCGAACCCGACGACCACCGACGTTCCGATCAACACCCGGAGGGACGCGTGAGCACCGCCACTCTTCCGCCCCACGGAAGCCTGTCGCGCGGCAGGCATCACCACTGCAAGTGTCCCGCCTGCAATGCGCGCGCCGCCGAGTACGCCGCCCACCGCGTCCGGATGATCGCTTACGGCCGCTGGCAGCCCTTCGTCGACGCCGACCCCATCCGCCAGCACGTCCAGATGCTCCGCAGCTACGGGCTGGGGGTGGCCCGCATCAGGGAACTGTCCGGCACCGGCTCCTCGGTGACGCGGCTTCTGTACGGCATGCACGGCCGGCCGCCGTCGATGCAGGTGCGGGCCAAGACCGCCGACCGCATCACAGCGGTACGCCCCCGGCTGGAGCTGGCGAAGCCCTCCGCCCTGGTGGACGGCACCGGCACCCGGCGTCGTCTGCGGGCCCTGCTCGTCGTCGGCTGGCACCAGGCGGAGCAGGCCGCCCGCTCCGGCCTGGACAGGAAGACCGTCAACGATCAGACCCGGGGCGTCACCCTCGTCACATTCGCCTCCACCGCACTGGCCGTGCGCGACCTGTACGACCGGCTCTGGGACGTCGACCCGGCCTCCCAGGGTGTCGCGGAGCGCTGGATCACCGACGCCAGGTCGTTTGCCGCGCGGCGCCGCTGGGCGCCGCCGGCCGCCTGGGACGACGCGTACATCGACAGCCCGTCCGCTGTGCCCGACCTCGGCGAGAAGGTCTCCGCCTACGCCGCGCTCAGTGAGGACGCGCTCTGGCTGATCACCGAGCAGGGCTACACCCGCGAGCTGGCCGCCCACCGCCTCGGCATCACCTCCCGGCATCTGGAGCGGGCGCTGACGTGGGCGCGCCTGGAGGAACAGGAGAAGGCCGCATGATCCTCCCGCCCCGCGTGCCCAACGGCCGCACCCTCCTGGACGTCTGCTCGAAGCAAGGCCTCGCGTCCTACGGCTACTACCTGGCCGGCTTCGACGTGGTCGGCGTGGACCGCGAGCCCCAGCCGCGCTACCCGTTTCCGTTCATCCAGGCCGACCTGCGCGACCTGGACCCGCAGTGGCTCGCCGAGAACTTCGACGGCGCGGCCGGCTCCCCGCCGTGCTGGTCCCACTCGGACCTCAGGTACCGCACGGGCCTGGAGTACGAGGACTTCATCCCCGAGACCCGGGCCCTGTTCGAGGCATCCGGCCTGCCGTACGTGATCGAGAACGTGGAGGGCGCGCCCCTCAAGGACCCGATCACCCTGTGCGGCACGATGTTCGACGGCCTGCGCGTCAGCCGGCACCGCGACTTCGAGTCCAACGTCCCGCTGTACGTGCCGCGCCCGTGCCCGAAGAGGCACCCGCTGCACTACACCCTCGACAAGCGCAAGGCCCACTACGGCCGGCTCGACCAGTGGACGGACTTCGTCCAGGTCGCCGGTGGCGGCAACTGCCTGAAGGCGGCGGCCGAGGACGCGATGGGCGTGCCGTCCGGATGGGCCACCAAGGACGGCCTGAACCAGGGCGTGCCGCCCGCGTACACCGAGTGGATCGATCGCCAGCTCCAGGCCCACCTCGACGCGCTGGAGGTGGCGGCATGACGCGGCCACCACTCGTCGGCGCCGAGGTCTGGCAGGACGTCATGACCCTGGCCGGCGACCGCTGCCAGTGCCAGGGGGTGTGCGGCAAGAAGCACCTCGGCCCGAGGAGGAGGCCGGGCCGCTGCGAGCGGGTGGCCGACGAGTACGTCAAGGGCAAGGGCCGCATCCGCCTCCAGGCCGTACCCCGCGATCCGACGCTCCCGTTCCACGAGGCCGCGCGGCTCCCGGCCCGCCGCCTGATCGCGCTCTGCCCCGCCTGCGCCAACGAGGTGCGCCTCATCTTCGAGCGCGCCGCCAAGGCCCTGCCGCCGCAGGCGGAGGGCCTGTTCGACGCCGAGCCGTTCTCGATCGGCACCGGCAGCGGCGACGTCACCTGACCCCCACCCCACCGCACCACGCACCGAAAGGACCATCCGTGCTCTACACCAACCGGCCCCGCCTGAAGGGCACCGACCGCGAAAAGGCGAAGGCGCGCGCCGTCGAGCTGTACGCCACGGGCTGCTCGATCCGCACCGTCGCCATCGACATCGAGCGCTCCTACGGCTTCGCCCGCACGCTCCTGCTGGAGGCCGGAGTCAGGCTCCGGACCCGCGGTGGGGCCCGTCGGGGAAGGGCGGCGGCCTGATGAGCAAGGTCCTCGGCATCGCGCCCGGCTCGGGGCTGCAGTCCGACTCCAGTCTCAGCATCTTCGACTTTCACGGTCACCAGGCCGCTGTCCTCGCCAACGAGCGTGGGCACTGGGTCTTTCCGGGACAGCTGAGCAACTTCATGGGCATCGACGGGAATGCCCAGCGCAATCGAATCGATCGAAAGCACTGGTCACAGGGCTGGACTTCCATGACGAACGTCCAGCTCCCCGGCGACGTCCAGGCCCGCGATCACTTCCTGTTGCACCAGCGGCGCCTCGCGACCTGGCTCGGCTCCATCGACACCGCTCGCATCAAGGACCCAGCCACCCGGAGCGAGGTCGAGCAGCACCAGACCGAGTTCGCCGACGCGCTCGCCGACTACCTGACGAAGGGGGCGGCGATCAATCCGCGGCTGGCTCAGCGGCCGACGGACGACCTCGACGTGGTCGAGGGCATGGTGCGTGCGATCCGCGCAGACCGGCAGCGCATCGCGGCCATCGAGCAGGCCCACGCCATCACGGCCGCGAAGGTCGCCGCGATCGAGGGCCGCCACGACGAGTTCACCGCTCTCGGCTACGCGAAGCTCAACGACCTCCCGACCGGCCGCAACTACCTCCAGCGCTTGGGGATGCGCGCATCTGCGCTGATGAGGGCTCAAGGCCGGACGCCGCACCGCCGGCAGGACGCCACCTTCGGCGAGGTCAACGTCTACCCGGTCTCGGTGCTGGCTCGCGCGGCGGCAGACCTGCCCCGGTAGCTGGGCCACGACAGCAGGAAGCCCCGCATCAACGCGGTGCGGGGCCCGGAAAGAGAGAGGAGGGGACGGTGTCAGGACCCGGCGGCCGGCGCGACCACGCGCTCCACACCCAGCGCCTCGCACGCGCGCTCGTAGAAGTCGTACGAGACCAGGACACCCGCCTCCTTGCCGCGGTTCACCAGGACCGTCGGCTCCTGCGCGAAGCGGGCGCGCGCGATCACCTCGCCGAGGACATTGCGCGCCTCGGCGATCTTCGCCCGGTGCTCGGTCTGCGTCGCCATACCCACAGCGTAGCGAATTCGCGACCTTACGCAAGGGCGCTAAGTAGCGCTCTTAGCTATGATGACTATGTCAGGCACGAACTTGTTCCGCCCTGAAGGGGGCGCCATACCGCCATGCCCTGACCAGCACGAACGAGAGAAGCCGCAATGCCCTGGGTCAAGTTGGACGACCGATTCCCCTCGCACCGCAAGGTCGCGCTCCTCAGCGACCGCGCCTTCCGGCTGCACGTGTCGGCGCTCTGCTGGGCCTCCGAGAACCTCACCGAGGGCCGGATCCTCGACCGAGAACTCTCCGTCGTCTCCCGGATCCGGGGCGCGAGGGCGGCCGCGAAGGAGCTGGAGGACGCCAGGCTCTGGGACCGCATCGACGGCGGCTGGTCCATCCACGACTACCTGGAGTACAACCCCGACCGCGCCCGCGTGCAGGCCGACCGCGAGGCGAACGCCGCCCGGCAGAAGGCGTTCCGCGACCGCAAGAAGGCCGAGCGCGAAGCCGCCCGTAACGCCGAACGTAACGCCCCCCGTAACGGCGTTACGCCCGACGGGAACAGCTCCGAAAACGAGTCAAGCGAAGGTAAAACGCTGCACGACGGCGACACGAACGCGCGGAAAACCGACCAGACAAACAAGCCGTCGTCGCAGGTCAACGGAATCCGTAACGCCGTTAGTAACGGCACCCCGTCCCCATCCCCGTCCCAGGTACTTCCTTCGGAAGTACCTCCTCCCCCTCCCCCCTCACCAGAAAGCGCGCCCGGGAGCGCGGTCGAGGTCTCGGGGAGGGGGGAAGTCCAGCCCCTCATCGAGGCGATGTACGCCCGCGGCATGAGCGTGAGTTGGACCTTCTCCGCCGCCGAGTGGATCGAGCTGCGCGACGCCGTCCGCCGCGCCGGCGTCCCCGCCCTCGTCGACCACGCCGCCCGCGCCTGGCAGGCCGCCAAGTCCCAGCCCTACAGCGCGAAGTACTTCCTGCGCGGCTGGAGCGGCGTACAGGCACCCACCGCCTACAGCGGCCCCCGCGCCGTAACCGGCCCCCCCAGCGCCAACCAGGAGTACCTCGACGACATGGCCAGCATCGCCGCCGAGCTGCGCGAGAAGCGCCTCGCCGAAGAGCGGCGGGCCGCCGGAGGAGACGCATGAACATCGAGCACATCCCCGAGCTGATCGCGAAGATCGCGCTCGCCGACCCCCGCGTGAAGCGCACCGACCCCATCGAACGCCGCGCACAGATCGAGATGTGGGCAGGCATCCTCGCCGACGTCCCCGTCCCCTTCGCCCTCCACGCCGCGCAGGCCCACTACGCCGAAAGCCAGTGGCCCATCACCGCCGGAGACATCGCCACCCGGTGGAAGGCCGTCGTCACCGACCGGATGCGACGCGAGACCGGAACCTTCGAGCCCAGCGACCACCCCGACCTCGACCCCGACGACATCAGCGGATATCTCCACGCCCTGCGCGAGCGCCGTCAGGCCGTCGCCCTCGGCGAACTGCCGCCCAGCGAACTCAAAGCGCTCATCGCCGGAGCCTCCGCCGCCGAAGCCAGCCGCCGCGTCGCCCAGCTCGGCGACTACCTCACCACCGAGACCCGCCGGCAGCTCGCGCCCTACCGGCCCCTCGCCGCCGAACGGGAGCGGCGCCTCACAGACGGGCAGCCCGACCCGCTCTCGGTCGCCTGCCCCGTCGAAACCTGCCGGGCCGTCACCGGGCAGCCCTGCACCCGTCCGAGTCGCGGAGACGGGCGCGTACGGCTCCAGGGCTTTCACGGCAGCCGCAGCGACCTCGCCGCGGGAGGCCGAGAGGCGGACGAGGACAGCACGCCAGGGGCATGGCCGCAGGGCGGGACGCAGAGCGAGGGGGGTGAGAGCGCCGCCTGACCGCCGGCATCCGGTTAGAGCCACACCGCGCGCAAACCACCACCACCCAACACCCACACCACAGGAGCGAACATGACCGACCACCCCATCGGACAGCTCTCCCCGGAGACCGTGAACGCGATCGTCCGCGACATGGACGACCCCCGATACCCGACCCGGATCACCGTCTACTGCGACCGGTACGACTGCGGCGTCGAGAACACCGGCGAGTACCTCGTCCACGAAGGCATGAGCAGCGAGGAGCGGCTCGCCGTGGCCCGCAAGCACCTCGTCGACAACGAGGGCTGGGAGCACACGGCCGACGGTGACGACTTCTGCCCGACGCACGCCGCGCCGGCCGCCGAGGCGCAGCAGTGACCGGCCAGCCGCGCCGGATCCAGCGCCGCCGCACCGAAGGCTGGACCCTTGCCGGAGCCGCAGACCTCTACCGCGGGGGCATGATCGTTGACCGCAGCAGCCGCTACGGCAACCCGTGCAAGGTCAGCCTCATGCAGGAGATGGGCTACGAGGACCCCCACGCCGCGGCCGCCGCCAACTACCGCACGTGGCTGGCCGGGAACCGCTCCGACGCCCCGACCGACGAAGGCGACCGGCAGCGCGAACGGATCCTCGCCGGGTTGGAACGCCTCCGCGGCAAGGATCTCGCCTGCCCCTGCCCCCTGGACCGGGCCTGCCACGCCGACTATCTGCTGCGCCTGGCCAACATGCCCGCCGCGGACCTGGCCGCGTGGGTCAGCCAGGTCCGTGCCCGTGTCGACCGGCAGCGGGTCCGGGACGGCGAGGAGCCGATGTACGCCGCTGCGGCGTGAGCACGAGGCCGGCCGCCCCGCAGTCGAGTTGCGGGGCGGCCGGTGCCCCGACCCTACCCACCCACCTGGAGGAACCCGATGACCGAGCAGCCCTATCAGCGCACCGACGGCCCCATCCACGGCTGGTTCAGCCTCAGCTACAGCAACTACCAGGTGCTGCACCGCACCCTCATGCAGTCCATGCCGGTCGCCTGGCAAGAGCGGATGGTCGCCTGCCTCGAAGAACTCCGCGACGCCTACGAGCACATCGACCAGCCCGAGTGCTTCAAGGTCGAGGCCGCCACCGACCACTACGTGTCCGACCTGACCGACGAGCAGCAGGCGCAGCTCGGCATCACCGAGGACTGGTACCGCGGCGAGACCCCGCCCGAGGGCCTGGACGCCGAGGCGCTGCGCGAGTGGGAGAACGAGCACGAGGACCCGGACGGGCCGGTCTACTACCGCGACGACAGCGAGATCGACGGCGGCGAGCACGTCCTGTTCCCGGCCGTCGACCCGATCCCGCACTACCGGCACGCGTACATCGAGCCGCGACTGCCGGAGGACTCGCATGTGGTCGCCGACAGCTCGGACGACCCGGAGCACGTGGACGACTGCCCCGGCTGCGAGCCCGCCACCCCGTGAACGCGTGGCCGGCCGCCGCTGGAGATAGCAGCGGCGGCCGGTGCCCCCGACCTTCCCACACGACCAGGAGCCACACCATGACCGAGACACCCGACACCGCCCGCACGCTCAGCCCCGCCGAGCGCACGATGCTCGGCTACGCCCTCGACCAGGCGCAGGAACGGATCTGGTCGGAGGGCGGGTTCACCGAGGAGGACCAGGCCGCCGTCGACTCGCTGCGCCGCCTGACCGCCGTGGTGCCGGTGTCGTCCCCGCCCGCCGACCAGACCGCACTCCGCGAGATCGCCGCGCAGGCCATCCGGGACAGCAACGGCAGCCCCGAGGCGCTCGCCTGGTGGACGCAGCACCCGCAGCTCATCCCGGCGCACGTGTACGCCGACGCGGTGCTGGCCGTGCTGCCGACCACCAACCACGACACCGACACGAGCGCCGCGCCCGTCGACCGGGCCGCCGTCCTCCGCGAAGCCGCCGACGTCGTAGCCAATCACCCGGGCCCGATCCCGTACCGCCCGCAGCTCGACGAGGACGGGGGCTTCTGGTGGGACACCCGCGACCGGGACGCCGTCGTCGCCCTGCTGCGCCGTGTGGCCGACGAGACGGCAGCCACCGAGACGCCCGCGCCGCACCGCTCCGTCTCCCTCGCCACGCCCTGCACCGTCTGCACGCACCCGTACAACTGGCACACCCGACGACACGGCCGGTGCGAGTTCGCCCCCCTCGGGAAGTCCGGGTGCGACTGCGCCGGCTTCGTCCCCGGAGAACGGCCCGAACCGGTCGACCCGTGCCGCATCCTCGGCATCGACCCGGAGTTCGCCGCCGGGGCGCGGCAGGCCACCGAGGCGGCACACGGCCTGTCCGTGCAGCACGCCGACGCCCTTTGGGACGCCGTCGCCTTCCCCGGACCTGACCGGCCGACCTACCCGCAGCAGCACCAGCGGGTGTGCCGGGCCGTCCGGGAGATCCTCGACGAGACGGCAGCCACCGAGACACAGCCGCCCACGCCCACCGACTGCAACTCCGGACCCGGCTGGTACGAGGTGGTCACCCCGCGAGCCACCACCTGCATCGCCTACGTCCACGAGGACGGCTCCCTCTACCTGCCCGAGGGCGACCCGACTGAGGAGGAGTTCGCGTTCGCTGCTGCCCGGGGCATGGCCCACCGGCTGGTGCGCGCCGACGAGCAGCACGCCGCCGGGGCGCGGCAGGACGAGGCGCAGCCCTGCCCAGCGAAGCACGGCGCACTCGGCCGGATCTGCGAACTCCACGAAGGACACCCCGGCATGCACACCGGCAGCGGCCCGAACGGTGCGGCGGTCTGGGACGGAGACGCGCCGTGATCCTCGCCGAAGCCCTCGACGCGCTCTGGACCCTGATCCTCGCCGCCGGCGTCTGGTTCCTCATCGGAGCCGCCGTCCTCGCCCTCGCGCTCACCGTCGCCACGATCGCCGTGTACGCGGCCGTACGCGCCTCCGTGGACGCCGTACAGCGCCTCTGCCGTACCCGACGACACCCGCGCCCCTCCTGGACCCGCACGGGCCGCACAGCGCGCCGCTACGCCCGCACCCGAACCCGCTGCGACGAAGCCGCATAACCACCCGCCCCGGCCCACAGCGGCCGGGGCCCCGAGAGGACCGCCATGAGCAACCGCACCGACGCCGAAGCCAGCATCATCGCCGCCCGCAACACCCTCGCCGAGATCCAAGGCCAGCGCACCACCACCGACGTCACCATCGCCAACGCCGCCCGCGCACAGGCCATCGCCACCGCCGCTGTCGCCCAGGCGATCCTCGCGCTCAGCGACACCCTCAGCGTCCAGCGCAACGTCAGGCCCGCGTCGTGACCGCCGCCCGCAAGGCCCGCGCCTGCCACGTCGGCGCCCTCGCCGCCATCGTGTCCGCGATCTACCCCGCCACCCAGCACCCGGCGTTCGGCATCCCCGGCCTCGCCTCGGCCGTGATCCTCCTGCTCGTCTCCGCGTCGTACGACCGCGAAGCCCGCACCCTGGCCCGCGCGGACAAGCAGCTCCTCCCACCCGACGACGCCCGCCGCGAACTCGACCGCGGCTGCTGCGAAATGTGGTGGACGAGCTGCGGCTTCAAGCACGAACCGACCTGCCCGATGACGACCAGGAGCAGCGCAGCATGAGCGACCGCATCGCCCTCGACGGCCTCACCAGCGACCAACTCGACCAGCTGTACGCCGAGCGCGAGCAGCTGTACGCGGAACTCGACGCAGCCGGAAACGTGCTCGGCAGCATGGCCCGCGAGCGCAACGAGCAAACGGATCGAGCAGTCCGCGCCGAGGCCGCGCTCAGCCGCACCCGCAGCATGGCCGAACAGTGGCGCGAACGGGCGAGCGACGATCCCGCGACCGCGCAGGCCTGGACGTCGGCCGCCAACGCGGTGCTCACCTCGACCAGCACAGAGCTTCGTACCGACCGAGCGACCACGACCGGCCCACACCCGTGCTCCGGCTGCCGATACGTGCCCTGCGGCTCCTGCCCGCCCCTCCATGCCGCGTACCAACGCGCGTTCGAGCAGGGCGCGCAGGCCTCGGACGAGGCAGCCAGGATGATCGCCGCAGCTGAGCCCGCGCCGGTTCGGGAGAGCTACCGCATCCGCGTGCTGGAGACCCGGGTGTCGGACGCCGAGTACGAGCGGGACCTCGCTCGGCAGCGCGCCAAGGACGCGGATGCCGCCCTCGCCCAGGTCCGCGCCCTCCGCGAGCGGGCCCGTACTGAAGCGCCCGCATCCCAGGGGCCGACATGGGAAGGGCTGGACCTCGCCCTCGACGGCAACCTGCCGCCCGCCCCGGCAGCGACTGGAGCGACCGACCTGAAGACCACCGCCCGCGTCCTCTACGGGCTCCACCAAGTCGCCGAGGACACCGTCACCCGCGTCATCACCCTCCACGAGCAGTGGGTGGCCGCCGGGCCCCCGCCGCTCGGCGCGCCCCTCGCCCGCTGGTGGGACAAGCGGCTCGCCGAACTCCACAACGCCATCCAGCCGCCCGCCCGCGAGCAGCGCGAACGCCCCACCCACCCCGACGGCACCCCGTACCGGCACCACGAGATCAAGGCCGAGGGATGGGAGCACTGCGACGGCTGCCACCTCTGGGGCCAGGGGTGGACCGCCGGAACCCCGCACCAGTGCACGAACGACCGCGTTCAGCCCGCCGACACGACCACGGAGAAGTGACCATGCCCAGGTTCAGGAAGAAGCCCGTCGAGATCGACGCCATCCAGCTCACCTCGACCAACCTCGCTGCCGCCCTCGACTTCATCAGCGACGGGCCCGACACCACCGTCGACATCCGGGCCACCGCCGACGGCCCGAGCATCGACATCCCCACCCTCGAAGGCACCATGACCGCGTTGCCCAACGACTGGATCATCCGAGGCGTGAAGGGCGAGCTGTACCCGTGCAAGCCGGACATCTTCGAGGCCACGTACGAAGCCGTGCCCGCGCCCGTGACCGAGATGCACATCCAGTTCCGGCCCGACCCGCCGCACGTCTCCGACGCCATCCGCGATATCCGCCGCAACGGACCGCCGCCCACCCGTCGCTGAGACACGACGAAGGGGCGCGCCTCTCGACCTCCCCAGGCCAGGCACGCCCCATCCGGTGGCACCACCGTACCGCCCCACCCAGCACACGGAGCGCACGATGACCACCACCGCCACGAACCTCCGCACCTGCGCGATGCACTGGACCGACCTCCACGAAGCCGCCGGCCAACCCGCCACCGTCGGCGCGTTCGGCCTCGGCCTCCGCGGCTACCTCGCCCGACTCGACGCCGCCGACGCCGAGCAGCTGGAGTACGAGGCACACCAGGCCGCGCACCTCCGCAGCCTGGAGCGTGACCCGATCCAGATCGGCGAGCGTCCCGTCCCCGTACGGCTGCACATCCTCGACACCATGCGCGCCGTCGAAGCCGCGCTCATCGCCTGCGCCGACGACATCGCCCACGCCGCCCAGCGCGCACCCATGACACCGCCCCGAGCACAGCGCGCAGCCGTTGCCCGCACCCGCGCCGAACGCCTCGCCTGGGAAGACCGCGCCCGGCAGATCGAGCAGGCGAAAGCCGACCTGGTGGACCCGCGCCGCTGGAGGTACACCGGCCGACGGACCGCACCCCACGCCGCGCTCTGGCTCCTGGCCCGGGTCGAGCGGAAGCCGGGACCGTGCCGCCGGATCACCGAGGACGAGGAACGGCGGATCGGGGTCGTCGCGGCCGGCGCCGCCGAACGTGTCGAGCGCGCCCTGGACATCGCGGCGCAGCAGTGGACGCTGTCGACGCCGTGCGCGTGCGGCGGACAGATCGACATCCACGGCGGCGAAGGACGGGTGCCCGTCGCACACTGCACGGGGTGCGGGCGGATCTGGACGGAGGGCGGGGTCATCGCCGCCTGAAAACGCATGATGCTGTGATTCCCGCTCTGTGACACTCCTCAGATGACCAACTTCATCGAGAACGATGACGAGATGGAGCTGTACGCCATGCTCGGGCTCATGGTCCGCATAGCTGCGGACCTTGAGCTTCGGCTGCAGATGGTGGCGATACACCTGGCGGAGAGCCCCTACGCGCATCTCTGGGTTCACGGCACGCGTGCGGACGCGTCAGCGAACCTTCTACGTGATCTTGCAAAGGTGCACCCGCGCGTCACCGAGGTTGAGCGTGAGGCGCTCGACGCCCTCCTTAAGCGTCTCAGGCCCCTACTCGACAGGCGGCACGGATATGTGCATGGAGCTTGGTCCCTGGCCCCCGAAGGCGGAGGGCTGGCGCCTGGCTATCAGGCCATGCGGTTCACCAAGGGGCGAGAGGAACCGCGCTTCGACCCACTTTCGAAGGAGGATCTTGGGGACCTCATCGTGCAGTTCTCGAACCTACTGACCGAGCTGCACGACTGGTTCGTGCGTCATCTGCGGCCGGCGTCTGAGCCAGACGGCGCCTAGCTCGACTGCGCCCAGACGTCCGGCCCACCCCCACGCCACTCGATCAGGTCGGACCGGACGACATCGAGATCGTCCCAGTCCTGCAACCCGGCCTCCTGCGCGAACGCGGCAAGATCCGTGAGCCCGTAGGCCAGACCAACGAACCGGTCGCCGATGCGGACGCGCCGGCCGCCGTCCTCGCCGGGCGGGTACACGATCACAGGCTTGTCGGTGGCCATAGCGTCCACCCTCGCCGCCCGGGCTGGTGGGCGCACGCTGGGATAGGCCGGGCATGACGGAGCCCCCGCCCTGCTGGAGGACGGGGGCTTCGGTGCGCGCGGGCTACGGGCGCCAGGACTCCTGGTAGCCGGGCCGATCCGCACGGGCGGAGGCGCGCCGACGGACGGCCTCTTCCAATCCCTGGGCCCGGCCCACGTCGTACATATCTGGGTGCGCGTTGGCGTCCACGGCGGCCTGCGCTGAGGCGTATTCCTTCAACAGCGCGCGGTCGGCGTCGATCTCCAACAGCACCCGCGCCGGATCATGCCGGGCGATATGGCGCCGAGTCGACGGAAGCGGGCAGTAGGCCACCGTCCCGCGGCTGTGGTCGTCGCGCAGCTCACCGCGCATGTCGAAGTTCTGCCAGGACGTGCTCGGCTGCCCCGTATGGTTCGCGATCCGCTCGTCCTCGTCGAGCTGCGCGCGCAGCCACTGCACCAGATCATCCATCCTGCGCCCCCTCCTCCTCGATCGTGTCCACGAGATTCCGCAGATCACGGACCAGAGTCGGATGCTCGCCCGGCCACCGGGCCTCGATCAGGTTCGCGGTCGCGTGCAGCTGCTCGCTCGCCTCTTGGTCTTCACGGCTCAGGCTGGTCGTCAGGTGTCCGCTCATGGCGGGCTCTCCTTGCTGCTTGGCGGGGAGGTCGGTCCGCTTGCCCGGCGTCGGAGGGTTCGCCGCGAAGAACGCGGCCACCTCATCCGCCCGGAACCGGGGCCGCGTGCTGCCCTCACCCTTGACGGGCTTCGGGAAGACGCCGCGCTTGCGGTGCGAGTGCACCGTCTGCCGGGTGACCCCGTGCTCCGCCGCGATCTCGGTGGTGGTCAGCAAGCGCGGGCTCCCCTCTGCTTCAGGGCTCTTGGGCACGGCAACATCCTTCCCGAACCCCTTGACGTTGTAAAGAGGTTCCTGCCAGTCTGGCACTGCACAACGGAAACGGCCCCGGTCGGTGTGTGAGAGCCCGACCGGGGCCAGCCGAATCCCCTGAGCGACCAGGAGAAACGACCGTGGAACACGGTATCCGCAGCACCACCCCCCAGCCCAGCCCGGCGCAGCCCCTCACCATCACCCACGCCACCGGGCTGACCTTCAAGGTCATCGACGGCAACAGCACCCTCGCCCGGATCGCCCGCAACGTCCGCCAGCTCGCCATGGCCGACGGCACCACCTGGACCGTCGGCACCCCCGTCGGCTGGCACGGCGCCGAGGCGGCGTGGCAGACCACCGAGACCCTCCAGGAGCACGCCGCCCGCACGGCCCGCTACGGCGCCTCCATCGGCCGCCGCGACCGCATCCAGCTCGGCCTGCGCAACGCCCGCCGCACGGCGGTGACCGCATGAGCGAGCAGACCCCCCTCGACCAGGACGCCACCGCCTCCGCCGCGGAACTCCAGCAGCGCGCCGACGGCGACTACGCCGCCGCACAGGCCGCCCGGGAAGCGCAGGGGAACCGCCGATGAGCTGGCTCTCCCGCCGCGCCCAGTCCACCCGCGACTACCCGGCCGCCGGCGTCACGGTCACCGGGGACGCCGGCCGGTTCCGCCGCGCCAAGACGTCCGGTGCCCGCCGTGCCGCCCGCGACGCCGAGAAGTGGGAACAGGCGGACCGCCGCCGCTTCAAAGCCTGAGCAGGGAGAGGAAGAAACATGGCAGTCAGCCTCAACCTGATCGGGCAGACCTTCGATCGCCTCACGGTCATCGCGCCCGCGGGGCACGACAGGCAGGGACGCCGGCTATGGCGCTGCACCTGCTCGTGCGGTGCCCAGGAAGCGGTGACCACCACCGACAACCTGCGCAGAGGCAGAACCCGGTCGTGTGGGTGCCTGGCCCGTGAAGGGAAAGCCAACCGGGTCCGCACCCACGGCCAGCACAGCACCCCTCTGTACGAGACCTGGTGCAACATCATCCGCCGGACAACCAACCCCAAGCACACCTCGTACGCCAACTACGGCGGCAGGGGAATCACTGTCTGCCCAGAGTGGCGCGAGTCCTTCGAGGCGTTCGCCCGCGATGTCGGGCCTACCTATCAGGCCGGCCTATCTATCGACCGGATCGACGTCAACGGCCACTACGAGCCCGGAAACGTGCGGTGGGCCACCCCGACGGAGCAGGCCCGCAACATGCGGCGCAACCGGCTCGTGACGGCCTTTGGCCAGACCAAGACGATCGCCGAGTGGGCCGAACTCCACCAGCTGAACTACCAGACGCTCTTCAACAGGCTCACCCGTAGTGGCTGGCCCGCCGAGCGTGCACTGACGACGCCGCCGCCTAACGACCGCCGTCGCTCCGCCCGCTGACCACCCCGAGACCGGCCGCCCGCGCGACCATCCCCCCGCGCGGGCGGCCACCCCAACACCGAAACGAGACACCCACGTGAAGCTCCGCACCCTGCTCGCCGCCGTCGCCCTCGGCCTGGCCACCGTCACCGGCTGCGCCACCGACGAGCCCACCAGCACGCCGGCCGACACCATCGCCGACCAGCCCATGCCCGAGCCCGCGGTCGAGCCCGACCAGCACACCCGCGACGCGTTCACCCTGACCTGGGCTGCTGCCAGCGAGGTCGAGCGGAACGCGTACTGCATGAGCGTCGCACTCCTCCCGCCGGATGAGGCCGCCGCCGAGATGCAGCGCGGCGCCGGCGGCAGCACCGATTTGGATTGGCCGCTGATGGTCGAGCTGCTCCAGCTGGAGTGCGCGGGCCGATGATCTACGACGCGTTCCTCGTCATCGTCCTCGCTGGCGTGGTCACCGCCCTCATCTACCTCTGGCGTGTGCTGTGAGCCGCTACTTCCGGACCCCGCTCGCGCGCTACGGGTTCACCGTCTGCGCCGTCGTCTCGCTGATGACGGCGCAGCCCGGGCCGTTCCTCGTGACCGCCGCCCTCGCCGCCTACTCGTGGCGCTGCCGCCCGCGCCGCCGCCGCTGACCCGCACCTCGGAGAAGCCACCGTGAAGACCACCCGCATCGAGCGCAAGCGCCTCGTCCCCCACACCGTCGACGGCGTCACCGAACTCGTCCTCGACACCGAGTACATCGACGTCCCCGCACCGCCCCGCGACTGGGACCAGCTCGTGCGCACCGCCGTCACCATCGGCGCCGTCGTCCTCGTCACCGCGTCCCTGGTCTGGACGACCGCGAGCATCGGCGACCTCCTCGCCTCCGTCACCCTCCCGATCGTCGCCTACGCCGCGGCCGTCGCCTTCGACGCCTCATGGATCATGTGCATGGCCGTCGAGTGGCTCCTCCGGTACGACCCGAAGCGCGCCAAGGTCGCACAGAACGCCGGATGGTTGGCGCTCGCCGTGTCCATGGCCGCGGTCTTCGCCCACGGCCGCCTCGTCGCCGACGAGTGGGTCATCGGCGCGGTCGGCGCGCTCGTCTCCGGCCTCGCCAAGGGCGGCTGGACGATGGCCATGCGCGTCCACGCCCGCCCCCTCGACCCGCGCACCCAGCAGTGGGTCGAGGCGCGCCGCGCGAAGGTCGACGGACAGCTCGCCATGATCCCCATCCGGCGGGACCTCCAGCGCGGCGAGCACCTCGTCGAGGCCGAGCGGCAGGCCCTCGTCGCGGATTCCGGATCCGCCGGATCCACGGATCCGGACCAGTCCGGAGGATCCGCGGACCGCCCGGACCCCACCGTCACCCGGATCGACCGCAAGGGCCTGACCACGAAGGACGCGGTCCGGATCGCATGGGAGGACGGAATCCGCGGCCGGACCGACGTGATCCGCGAGGTGTCCCGGCAGCTCGGCCGCCCGGCCTCCCCGGACACAGTCGACCGCTATCTCCGCGACCACCAGCGGACCGCGTGATGAGCGCGCAGCCGTCGCCCGACGGTGACGAGCTGCGCGCCCGCCACTACCTCCGCCGCCTCGGCGCCCGCCCCTTCGGCCACCAGGAACCCGCCATGAACGAGCCCACCCCCCGCCCCGTCACACCCACCCGGATCATCCCCGCCGGCGCCCGCCTGCCCGACCGACCGCCCGAGCCCGACGAAGCCCCGCCATGGCGCACGCCCCCGCCACCCCCACCACCTCCACCCGTTCCGGAACCCCGCCCGGTCGAGATCCGCCACGTCCACGAGATCGTCCTGACCAGCCCGGAACCCACTCCGGACCCGGATCCGCCACTCTGGTCCCGGCTCTGGGACCGCCTCATCACCTGGCGGATGATCGTCGCGATCCTCGCCGCCCTCACCCCCTGGGCAGGCGGCCAAAGCCCCATCGGCCTCTGGTCCGGCACCGTCCACCAGGCCCGCACCGAAGCCGGCGTCCTCGCCGCCTACATCATCGCCGGCGTCGCCCTCACCGCCGCGTGGACCCTCGACCGGCGCACCGGCCGCGCCGTACCCCGCTTCCTCCTCGTCACCGCCAGCCTCGGCGCCTTCGGCGTCCTCAGCTGGTACGACCCCGTCCTGTTCCTCACCGGAGTACACCGATGACCGGCCCCGGCCTCACCCTCGCAGGCATCGCGATCGTCCTCACCGTCCTCTGGGCCAACCTGCGGCCCTGGTGGAAAGGCGACCGCGACCCCGCCAAGCTCAAGTCCTTCGGCACCGGCGCCCTCCTCGGCGGCCTGTCCACCATGTGCGGCGGCGGCCTCCTCGGCTACATCGCCGGATGCGCCGCCGGAGCCGCCAACACCGGAGGCGGCAAGGCCGTCGCCGGCGCCACCGGCCAGCAGGCCGCCGCCCCCGTCACCACCGGCAGCCTCGGCGACCTCACCCCCGCGGGCGCCGTCATCGTCTTCCTCATCACCTGCGGCACGGTCTTCGCGTTCCGCTCCGCAGGCAAGGACGAGCGCAAGCGCATGGTCGGCGGCATCTTCTGCGGCGTCTGCCTCTGCCTCACCGCCGGGGTGGCCAGCGCCCTGAACTGGCTGCCGGGACTCATCAACGGCGTCGGCGGGCAGCTCCAGGCCGCGGTGCAGGGGGCGGGCATCCTGTGAAGCGTCGACTCGCCCTGTGGGCCGCCCGTACGGCGACCGCGGACCGTCTCGCCCGGGGCAGCGCCGTCGTCTGGCGGCGCCGCGCCGATGCGCTGACCGGATGGGTGCGGGCCGGACGCCGCGGCGACCTTACCGGCTGGCGTGCCGCCCTCGGCCCCCTCTTTCGGCTGCTCATCCTCGGCGCGGTGGCCGTCGTGGTGTGGGCCTCGGTCCGTGCGCTGCCGTGGCTGATGTGGCTCCTGACCGGGTGGTGGCTGCGGGCCGCGTGGAAGGCCGGACGATCGGCCCCCGACGTGCCGGCGGAGGAGCCCGCCGGCCCCGACGTCGACGCCGTCCGCGCTCTCCTGCTGGAGGCCATGGGCGAGGGCGACGCGGTGCACCTCCGTACGGTCCTCGCGCACCTTCAGCAGCGGGGGCACGGGGAGGGCTGGACGGTGGGCGACCTGCGGGCCCGGCTGGAGGCCCTCCGCATCCCCGTCCACGCGAAGGTCAAGGCGCCCGGCTCCAAGAGCCCCACTCGGGGTGTCCGGCGCGCGGATCTGGCCCCTTCCCCGGCGATCGTCGAGGAGACGTCTACCGCCCCGTCTACCGCTGCTTGACCTGCACGTCTACCGGCGTATCTACCGCCGTCTACCGCCGGATCTACCGGCTCATCTACCCCGGGGCGGCCGTCCGCCTGGCAGCTAGCCGGCCGCCCCGGTCCCATCCCAACGAAGAGACGGAGCAGCCATCATGGCACTCGGCTGGAAGAAGACCCCCAAGCAGGACGACCCCCGGCTCGCCGGGCACGAGACGACGTACAGCTCCTCGCGCGGCGGCTGGGTGAAGCCAGCGAAGAAGCCCACCCCGGGCACGCCGAAGACCGCGAAGAAGTAGCCGCGCACTGCCACACTGGAGACCGAAGCCCCGCCAGGCCCCCGTCCTGGCGGGGTCTTGCGCACGAGAGGACGCGCCGATGCCCCTGTTCGCCGCCGCAGCCCGCTGGTACTACCGGTGGAACATCGCCGTGTGGCGGTCGGTCCGCCGCCGAGACGGCCTCGCCCTCGTCGCTCTCGTATCCGTCTATCTCGCCGCGACGGCCGCCCTCCGGCATGCTGGGCACCCCGACACCGCCTGGGCTCTGACCATCGCTGCCGGAGCGCCGCTCATCGTCATGGGGTGGACCAACCGCACCTGACCGCGCGCCACACAGGTCGCCTTAGTGCACCTAGTTGCAAAACCCGCGCTCATGCCGCATCCTGGCCCCAGTCCTGGCGTGCCCGAAACCAGAAACACCGGAACCGGAAGCACCCAGCGCGGCATCATTCCCCCCGTATCTCGCATCCGTCCCAGGGGGAACCATGAACACCCGCACCACAGCCGCAGCCCTCGCCGCTGCCGCACTCCTCGCCCTCACCGCCTGCTCCAGCAGCGAGACCGGAGGCGACAGCAAGCCGAAGACCGAGGCCAAGCCGCCGGCCTACACCGTGGTCGACCGAGAAGAAGCCGGCCACACCCGGCAGATCACCATCGAGGTCGACTCCACCAAAGGCCTCCGGGCCGTCTTCGACGACGCGACGAAGGACCTGTCCGAGAACGCCGGATACACCGTGCTGATCAACTGCTCGACCGGCGGCACCAAGAGCATGGACAACCGGCTCGCGAACGGCACCTACGCGATCGGCAACTACGGCTCGGCCGCGACCGGCCTGGACGACGGCGAGAAGCAGTTCGAGCCCGTGACCGGCAGGACGTGCCCGGCCAAGGGCTGACCCACTCCACTGACTGGCCCGGCCGTACCGTCCCGCGGCCGGGCCTTCGCGCGCCCCGAGGAGGTGAGCCCGTGGCCGTACGCAAGGACATGCGCCTGGTCACCGACGAGGAGAAGGCTGAGATCGTCCGCCTCCACGGCGAAGGCCTCGGCCGCAACGAGATCGCACGCCGCATCGGCCGGGCCCAGCGCACCGTCAGCATCGTCTGCGCCGCCGAAGGCCTCGTCTTCGACGTCACCATGACCGAGGAAGCCACCCGGCACCGCATCGCTCAACTCGCAGACCGGCGCGCCATGCTCGCCGAGGCGCTCCAGGACGACGCCGAACGGCTCACCGCGCAGCTGTGGGAGCCCGCGAAGGTCTACCGGATCGGCGGCTCCTCCAACTCGTACACCGAACGTCGCGTCGACGAGCCGCCGGCCGACGCGAAGAAGGACCTCATGGCCTCGGCCGGCATCGCCATCGAGAAGAGCCTGAAGCTCGTCCCGCCGGAGCGCGAGGACCTGGAGGGCCTGGCCGCGGTCGACCAGTGGCTGAGGGGGATGATGCCGGGCGAGTGAGGGGGCAGCGATGTTCACTCCACTCGCCGGGAAGGCCCTGCGCGCGACCCAGCTGGCCGCCGCGCGCGGCAACCTGTGGGAGGGCGCGGTTCGGTCGGGCAAGACGATCGGCTCGATCATGGTGTGGCTGCGGTACATCCGCACCGGCCCGCCCGGCGCGCTGCTCATGGTCGGGAAGACCGAGCGGACGCTGAAGCGGAACATCATCGACGTCATCGTCCAGATGATCGGCAAGAAGCGTTGCGACTACCGCGCGGGCGCGGGCGAGGTCATCATCTTCGGCCGCACGATCTACGTGGCCGGGGCGAACGACGAACGGGCCGCCGACAAGATCAAGGGCCTGACGCTGGCAGGGGCGTACCTCGACGAGGTGACGACGTACCCGGAGACGTTCTTCCAGATGCTGGAGACGAGGCTCAGCGTTGAGGGTGCGCAGTGGTTCGGCACGACGAACCCCGAGGGCCCGAACCACTGGCTGAAGAAGCAGATCCTCGACCGGGCCCGCCTGCACCTGCGCCGCGACGGCACGCTCGTCGAGACCGCCGACCCAGACGCCCTGGACGTCCACCGCTTCTCGTTCGTCCTCGACGACAACCCGAGCCTCCCGGCCGCGTACGTCGCCAGCTTGAAGCGGTCGCACCAGGGGCTGTTCTTCCGGCGGTACATCCTCGGCGAGTGGTGCCTTGCGGAGGGCGTGATCTACGACAGCTTCGACGAGGCCCGGCACGTCGTGGACCTGGTCCCGGAGATCTCGCGGTGGATGTGCGTGGGCCTGGACTACGGCACCGTGAACCCGTTCGCCGCGCTGCTGATCGGGCTCGGCGCGGATCACCGGATGTACGTGGCCAGCGAGTACCGGCACGACTCGCGGGTGGCGAAGCGGCAGCTGACGGACGCGCAGTACAGCGTCGGGGTCCGCCGCTGGCTGTCGACGTACGAGCACCGCGGGCAGAAGGGCGTCCAGCCCTCCTGGGTGTTCGTGGACCCGAGCGCGGCGTCGTTCATGACCCAGCTGTGGTCGGACGGCGTGCCCGGGGTGGCGAAGGCGGACAACGAGGTGAAGGACGGCATCCGTAGCGTCAGCACGGCGTTCGGTGAGGACATCCTGTCCGTCCACCGCTCGTGCACGGGCCTGCTGGACGAGCTGCCGGCGTACGTGTGGGACGCGAAGGCCTCGGCGAAGGGCATCGACCAGCCGTTGAAGGTCGACGACCACAGCGTGGACGGCTTGCGGTACGGGCTGCACAGCTCGGTGAATGAGTGGCGGCATCTGCTGCCCACGACTCCCCTGGAGGTGGCCGCGTGATCGGTAAGGCGCCCGTCCCGCCCTTCCCCCGATGGACCGGTGTCATGGCCACGATCGGCCAACCCTCGGAGCATCAGGTCATCCGCCACTCCGACGGCCGCTCGTCTCTCGACGTTCCAGTGTCCGTACGGCTCACACGACGTGCCCGCTGGTGGGCGCGCTGGCGCATGCTCACGGGGAGGTGGCCAGTCGATGCCGCTCCCTGAGAAGAACACCAGCTGGCCGCCGATTCACCCCGCGATCCGCGCCGACATGGACGACTGGTCCGCATGGTTCTCCGCGAACCCCGACCGGCTCGCCTACCGCTACCAGAACCGGCACCGCGACCAGGGCCGCTACGGCCCGGCCAGCAACCGCCCGTCCCAGTACCGAGGCGGCGTCGTCGGCCGCGTCGCCCGCTGGTTCTGGGGCGAGCCCACCCCGCTCGGCGAGAAGCGCGCCAACCTCCATATGCCCCTCGCCCGGGACATCGCCCGCACCAGCAGCGACCTGCTGTACTCCGAGCCGCCCACCCTCAAGGTCAAGAACTCCGGCACCCAGCAGCAGCTCGAAGACCTCATGGACAACGGGCTGAAGCGCACCCTCATCGCCGCCGGAGAGACCGGAGCCGCGCTCGGCGGCGCCTACCTCCGCATCGTCTGGGACACCGACGTCGCCGACCGGCCCTGGATCGGCCTCGTCCACGCCGACGGCGCAGCACCCGAGTTCGTCCACGGCGACCGCCTCAAGGCCGTCACCTTCTGGACCGTCATCGTCTGCGACGGCCAGCGCGTCGTCCGCCACCTGGAACGCCACGAGCCGGGCCGCATCCTGCACGGCGTGTACGACGGCACCGAGGACAACCTCGGCAAGCCCGCCGACCTCGCCGCATTCGAAGCCACCCGCACGCTCCTGCCGGAGCGGGCGCTGCCGCGTGGCATGGAGAAGAAGCTCCTCGTCGCCTACCTGCCGAACACGATGTTCGCCCCGGACTGGCGGGACATCCCCGGCGCCTCCGGCCTCGGCACCTCGGACTACCAGGGCGCGGAGACCTTCCTCTCCGCGATCGACGAGACGTACACCAGCTGGATGCGGGACATCCGTCTCGCAAAGGCCCGGATCATCGTCCCGGCGATGTACCTGGAGTCGCACGGGCCCGGCATGGGCGCGGTGTGGGAGGACCGCGAGATTTACGCGCCAATGAACGTGCCGCCGAACGCCCAACAAGCGATCACCCTGAACCAGTTCGTCATCAGGCACGAAGAGCACCGGGCCACGCTTGAGGAGCTGTCCGGCAAGGTCATCCGCAACGCCGGATACAGCGGCAATACGTTCGGCGACGACTCGGCCGGCGCCGCGGTCACTGCGACGGAGATCAAGGCCCGCAGCGCGCGCAGCATGTCCACCCGGGCCCGGAAGACCGAGCTGTCCGTCCCTGGGGTCGCGGACATCACGGAGTCGTACCTGATGCTGCTGGCCTCGGGGATGTTCCCGGGCTACAGCGGCACGGAGGTGGAGCGGCCGGACGTCGTATTCCAGGACTCCGTGCAAGACGACATCAAGACCCTCGCCGAGACCGCAGCCCTCTTCCAGCAGGCCGAGGCCGCATCGACCGAAGTGAAAGTCGCGCTGCTGCACCCCGACTGGGACGAGCGGGATCAGGCCGAGGAAGTACGGCGGATCCAGCGGGAGACCGGCCGCCTCGTCGAGGATCCGACACAGCTCGGTGCGGACCGCCCGGAATTCGGCGGGGCGTCGGCGGACGAGGACGAGGACGAGGAGCCGGACACTGAGGGCTCCGAGGCAGACGAGCAGCCCACCGAGGAGTAGCGGGGAGGCCCGATGCCGGTCAGTCCGGGGATGGCCGAGGATCTCGCGTCCGCTGTCGCGTCGCTGTACGAGCAGGCCGAGCTGGCGCTGATCGAGCGGGTGACGCGCGCGCTCGCGGAGGGCCTGGAGTCTCCGTTGTGGGCGGAGCTGAAGCTGGCCGCGATCGGGAACCTCCGCACGGCGATCGAGGAGATCATCGCCGTCCTTCAGGTCGACGCGTCCGGGGCGATGCACCAGGCGCTCGCCGAGGCGTACGACCGCGGGCAGCAGGCGGCGATCGCCGAACTGGGGGCGGTCGCGGTCGGCCCCGCGTTGGCTGCGGCGGAAGCTGTCCCGGCGGCGGCTGCGGTCGACCGGCTCGCGGCGGCCCTCATCGGTGAGACCGGCCCGGTCCACGCGCGGATCCTGCGGACCGGGATGGACGTGTACCGGCAGGTGATCGCCGAGGCTACGTCGGCGCCGCTGCTCGGTGGTGAGACCCGCAGGCAGGCCGCCGCGCGGGCACTCGCGAAGTTCGCTGACCGAGGCGTGACCGGATTCGTGGACAACCGGGGCCGCGCTTGGTCGATGACGACCTACGCCGAGATGGCCACCCGCTCCGCGGTCGGCCGGGCGGCCGTGCAGGCGCACACGGACAGGCTCGCTGCCGCCGGGGTCGACCTGGTGGTGGTGTCGGACGCCCCGGAGGAGTGCCCCCGCTGCAAACCGTGGGAGGGCAAGGTGTTGCGGCGCGAGGGCCCCTCCGGGACTGGGGTGGTGGAGATGGAGCACGCCACCGACGACGGCCGTACGGTCCGGGTGCGCGTGGCAGGCAGTCTCCCGGAGGCCCGGAGTAGGGGCCTGATGCATCCGAACTGCCGTCACACCGTGTCGATCTACCTACCTGGGCTCACCCGGTCGCCGGGCCCGAAGAAGGCTCGCAGCCGTGCGACCTATGAGCAGTCGCAGCAGCAGCGATACCTGGAGCGGCAGGTCCGCGCCTGGAAGCGCCGCGCGGCCGGCGCCCTCGACGACGACAAGCGGAAACGGGCGAACGCCCAGGTGCGGGAGTACCAGGGGCGCATCCGCGAGCTGGTCGCCGACACCGGCCTGCCCCGCAAGAGCCACCGCGAGCAGATCGACATCGAGGCCCGGCCGGCTACGGCTGAGCGGCCCGCGCGTCCGGCTCGCCCTGCGGTGCGCTGACACAGACTTCCGGCCGCCGCACGGCGCCCGGGCAACCCGAAACGGGAGAACACCATGCAGGTCCCTTTCACACGCCGGGGCTTCCGGCACCCCCTTGCAACGCACTCCGCGCTCGACGTACTCGGCTACCGCCGCAACGGCTCACCGATCTACGCCATCGCGGGTGGCAACGGCGAGGGCGAAGGCGGATCCGGCTCCGGAGAGTCCGGATCCGGCGAGTCCGGACAGGGCGAAGGCGGCGACTCCAGCCAGTCCACTGAACAGGGCGGACAGCAGTCCGGACAGGAATCCGGCGAGTCCGGATCGCAGTCCGGCGAGAAGGACTGGAAGGCACACGCCCGCGAGTGGGAGAAGCGCGCCAAGGAGAACAAGGCCGAGGCCGACAAGGGCGCCGCAGCGATCGCCGAGCTGGAGAAGGTCCGCAAGGCGAAGCTGTCCGACCAGGAGAAGGCCGTCGAGGAAGCCGAAGCCCGGGGCCGCACGGCCGCCGCTGAGGAATCCGCGAAGGAGATCACGACCCGCGACGCGCGCATCAAGGACCTCAGCGCGCAGCTCGCCGTGTACGGCCGCGCCGAGAAGCATGCGGTGAAGGTCGCGCCCCTCCTCAACAGCCGCTCCTTCTACGAGGCGCTCGGCAAGCTCGACCCTGACTCCAGCGGCTTCGGCGACAAGCTCGACGCGCTGATCAAGGCCGAGCTGAAGGCCAACCCGGCCATCGCCCTCCAGACCGCCGGCAAGTCCGGTGGCGACCTGTCCGGCGGCACCGGTGAAGGGGCCGCGAAGAAGCGTGGCGGATCGCTCGCGGGAGCGATCTCCAGCCACTACCAGACCTGATCCCGGAGGATCACCATGCCCGTGACGCTCGCTCAGGCGCAGCTCAACACCCAGGCGGACATCGACTTCGCCGTCATCGACAACCTGCGGCGCAACAGCTGGCTGCTGAACAACTTCGTGTGGGACAACACCGTCACCCCCGGTACGGGCGGCGGCTCCCTCACCTACGGCTACACGCGGCTGCTCGCCCCGTCGGCCGCGGCGTTCCGCCGGTTCAACGAGGAGTACGTCCCCAGCCAGGCGACCCGCGAGCGGAAGAGCGTCGAGCTGCACCCGCTGGGCGGAGCGTTCACGGTCGACCGGAAGCTGGCCCGGCTCGGCCCGGCCGCCTCGAACGAGATCAGCTTCCAGCTCGCGCAGAAGCTGACCAGCGTCCGGACGCGGTTCCAGCAGGAACTCATCAACGGCGACACGGCCGTCGATGACGCCGGGTTCGACGGCCTCGACAAGGCCCTCGTCGGCCAGTCCACGGAGTACCTGCCGCTGAACGAGGGCGTCGCCTCCGGCTACCTGGACTGGTCCCCGGCCACCGTGAACACCGAGGACCTGGCGCTGAGCGCGTTCGACGCGTTCGACGACTTCCTGTCCCGGATCATGGGCTCGCAGACCGGCTCCGGTGACACCGGCGCCGACGGCTCGGTCCCGGCCGGCGTGAAGGCCGTCCTCGGCAACACCAAGTCCATCGCGCGGATCAAGTCCCTGGCGCGCCGAGCCTCGCAGTACACCAGCGAGAAGAACAACCTCGGCATGCTCGTCGAGCGGTACGGCGACTGGGTACTGGTGGACCTGGGCGACCGCGCGGACGACTCCGGGCCGATCATCCCGATCCGCTCGGCCGACACCGACGGCGGCGGAGGCGGCGGCGTCATCACCGGCCTCACCGACATCTACGCGGTGTCCCTGGGCCTGGACGCCTTCCACGGCGCCTCGATGGCGGGCACCCCGCTCGTCGAGACGTTCCTGCCCGACTTCACCCAGCCCGGCGCGGTCAAGTCCGGCGAGGTCGAGATGGGTCCGGTCGCCGCGGTCCTCCGCAACACCAAGTCCTGCGGCGTCCTGCGCAACGTGAAGGTGCGGTGATCAGCGTGAACAGCTTCCGAATCGAGGCCCCTGTCCGCTCCTTCACCGGCGAGTCCGTCGGCGTCCACTTCCACAAGGGCACCGCCCACGTGGACGACGGCAGCAAGGACGGCCGCGCGGCCCTGGAGTACTTCCGCCGCCACGGCTACGGCGTCTTCCCCGCCGACCAGGACACCGAGGACGCCACCGACGCGGCCCCGGCCGACGACGCGACGACCGAGGCGATGACCAACCTGGGTCACGGCTCCTCGCCGTCGGCCGGCCTGGGCATCGGAGTCCCCGACACCCCGGCGATCCCCCTGACCCCGGTCACCCCGGAGGGCTTCGACCCGTCCAAGGCGTCCCAGGACGAGGTCATCGCCTACCTCGACCAGGCCGACGACAACGAGGTCCAGCGCGTCAAGGCCGCCGAGGCCGCGGGCAAGAACCGCCGCCAGATCGCCGCGTACGAGCGGAAGACCACGCCGGCCCCGGCCGCGGACAAGAAGGGACAGCAGTCGTGACGCTCCTCGGCGCCTTCAAGGGCAACCCCCGCAACGACCTCGGCTGGCTCAACTCGGCCGGGCGCCCCGACCCGGACGTGGTCTTCCACCGGGCGAACCTGCCTCGCGTGGGCCTGGACGACGTCCCGGCGGCGGCGACCGGCGTGATGTGCTCCGTCGCCCTGTACCTCCAGGACGGCGACAAGATCAGCAACCTGACGTTCATCAGCGGCGGCACCGCCGGTGGCACGCTGACGAACCAGATCGCCGCCCTGTACTCGGGTGCGGGGACGCTGCTCGCGCAGTCGGCGGACAAGACGTCGGAGGCGTGGGCCGCGGACACCGCGAAGGTGTTCGCCCTGGCCTCGCCCGTGCGGATCACCAAGTCCGGCATCTACTACGCGGCCCTCGCGGTCGCCGCGTCCACCGTGCCGACGCTGGTCGGCTCGGTCGGCGCGAAGCCGGTCCTGACCGGCGAGGGCAACCTCGCGCAGACGTCCGGCTCCGGTATCGGCGCCACCGCCCCGGCGACGATCGCCACGCCCGCGTTCAAGCGGGCCGTGCCGCTCGTCATCGCGACCTGAGAGGAGCTGGGACATGCCTCTCTCAGGCACGATGCTCGCCGTCTCCGCCTACGCGGAGCTGAGCGGCGCCCTGGACCTGGGCACCAGCCGCGCCTCGCAGTCGCTGTCGCGGCGCCTGGAGCTGGCGTCGGGCACCGGCGTCGGCAAGGCCGACAGGGTGTTCTCCGACCGGCGGACGATCGCCGCGTCCGGGTCCGAGGACCTCGACCTGGCGGGCGTGCTCCTGGACGCGTTCGGCGCGCAGATCACGTTCGCCCGGGTCAAGGGCCTGATCGTCGCGGCGGCGGCCGAGAACACGAACAACGTGGTCCTCGGCGCCGCCTCGTCGAACCCGTGGGCGACACTGCTAGGCGCCACCCACACGCTGACCCTCCGCCCGGGCGCCTTCGTGGCCGTCGGCACCGGGGCTGCGGATCCGACCGGGTACGCGGTGACGGCCGGCACGGGGGACCTGCTGAAGGTCGCCAACTCGGCCGGCTCCACGTCGGTGACGTACGACATCCACATCATCGGCGCGAGCGCGTAGCCGACCAACCGCGGTGAGGGGCCTCCGAGTGAGGCCCCTTCCGCATGCCTGGAGGGCTGATGGCCAACATCACGTTCAACGTGGCCAAGGGCATGATCGGCTACTACGCGGGTCTCCCTGCCACCAACGACGCACTGATCATGGTGCCCATCGAGACGTCCGGCATCGTCGGCGACTCGACCATGGTCGACTACGACACCCTCGCCGACCTCCTCGCCGGGGCGTCCAACGAGCAGACGACCATGGGCCGCAAGACGTTGGCGACCGTCACCTCGGCCGTCGACGACGCCAACGACCGCCGGAACATGGACGCCGCTGACGTCACCTGGACGGCGGCCACCGGCAACGCCATCTCGGCGGTGGTCATCTGCTACGTCCCGGACAACACGGCGCCGAGCGACGCGACGACGATCCCGCTGACTAAGCACGACGTCACGATGACGCCCGATGGGTCGGACTTCACCCTCACGATCGCGGACTTCGCACGGTCCTCTTAGAGAGCCTGATCAGGAGGAACACCGATGGGCCGCTACAGCGTTTCCGCCGCTGCCGCCAAGGCGTCCGCGAACGCCACCGACAAGGCCATGTGGAACCTGAAGGCCGGGTCCACGAAGTCGCTGGCCGTCTACGAGGTCGGCGTCTTCCTGGAGAGTGGCACCGCCGCCGCCATCGGGTTCGCCCTGTGGCGGATGAACGCGGTCGGCACCGGCGCCATCACCTCCGACACCCCGGCCGCGGAGGACCCCGTACTGGGCGCCACCGGGGCGGTCCTGGAGAAGACGTGGGCCACCACCGACCCCAGCGTGACGGGCCTCGCGTTCCGGCGCGGCACCACACCGGCAACGCTCGGCACCGGGTTCATCTGGACCTTCCCCGATCCCGGGCTCATCATCGCGGCAGGAGGCGGCATGGTCATCACCGCCACCGCAGCAGCCACCACGGCTAACCTGCGCTGCTACGTCGCCTACGACGAGCGCTGATGCCCGGCGGCCGGGCCCGCACCAGCGGCGCCGTCACCGTCTCCGGGACCTCCCGGGCGGGCAGCCGGTCGGGCATCGTGTCCCGGCCCGTCGCCCGCATGACCCCGAACCGCGGGCAGGTGCTCGACCCGCGCCGGCCCCCGCAGCTCGTGCAGGCCGGCGTCGCTGTCGTGGGGCTGGCCGCGGGGTCGCTCGTCGACTCCTTCGACGACAACGCTCTCAACGAGGCGTTGTGGCCCAACTCCTTCGGCGCCGTGTCGGAGACCGGCGGGCGGGCCCGCATCCCCTGCACGGCGACCTACAACGCGTACAGCTCGGCGCGCGCCTACACGCTGCGCGAGTCCTCGATCAGCCTGCGGGTCTACCCGATGGCGCGCGGGGGCGCGACCACCGAGGCGTGGGTCCAGGCCCTGGTGAAGCAGCAGACCGAGGGCACCGACGTCTGCTTCGAGATCAGCGCCATCTCAGGCACCCTGTTCGCGTACAGCCGGGTCGGCTACTCGGACCCCGGGGTCGTCGCCGTCCCCTACGATCCGGTGGCGCACGCGTGGCTGCGGATCCGGGAGACCGGCGGCACCACCTACTGGGAGACGTCGCCCGATGGCGCGACCTGGACCACCCGCCGGAGCGCGACGTCGCCGGCCTGGGTCGGCGAGCCGACCCTTGAGCTTCAGCTGATCGCGCACCGGTCCGACGGCACCGACGACTTCGCCGAGATCGACTCCTTCAACGTGGGGCCGACCGGTACGGTGCTGCCGCTCGGGACTGCCGTCGAGACCGGCACGGCGCAGAACTTGACCGGCCGGAAGGCCCGGGCGCTCGGCACCGCAGTGGAGTCGAGCAACGCGCTGGCCGTGCCCGGCCGCAAGGCGCGGGCGCTCGGTGTCGCGGTGGAGGCCACCGGCGGGCAGGCGCTCGGCCGCGCGCGGGCCCGCGCCCTGCCGCAGGCGGCGCACACCGACGCTGCGCAGACCCTCGGCCGGAGGCGGTCACGGGCTCTGCCCCAGGCGGCGGAGGCTTCCGCTGGGCAGGCGCTCACGCGGGCGAAGCAGCAGGCGCTCGGCAGGGCGGCGGGCACGGACTCCGCCCGCCCCCTGACCGGGGCCAAGCGGCGCACCCTGACCACCGCGGTGGCCGCCGACACCGCGCTGCCGCTCACCGGCGGGTCCAGGAAGACGCTCAACACCGCGGGCGAGACGGGCACGGGACTGCCGGTCGGCCGGCGGAAGGCGCGCACCATCTCGGTGGCCGCGTCGTCCGAGGCCGCTCAGCCGGTCGGCCGGCACAAGACCCTGCCCCTCGGGACCGCGGTCGACGAGTCGGCAGCCCGACCGGTGGGGCAGGCCAAGCGTGTCTCCCTGCCCGCTGCCGAGTCCGTCAGCCTCGCGCTGCCCCTGGCCCCCGCGTCGGGGCTAGCCAAGGCCGAGGAGACCAACACCGCCCGCGCGCTCGGGCGGTCCAAGACCACCGTGCAGGGCACGGCGGGTGAGGTGGGAGAGGCCAGGCCGCTGGGTCTGGCCAAGAGCGCGGTCCTCGGTGGGGTGACCGAGACCGCGACCGCACGGCCGCTCACGGGCGGCCGACGCCAGGCGCTCGCCACCGTCGAGGAACAGAGCCTCGTGCTCGGCCTCGGCGGGGCGAGGGCCCGGCAACTGCCCACCGCAGCCGAGGAATCCTCGGCGCTGATGCTGGCTGCCGGATCGGTCGCCGCGCTCGACCGGGCGCAGGAGACCACAACGGCCCGGCCCGTGACCGGCCGCAAGACGCGATCGCTGCCCGGCGCCGCCGGGGTGGAGGCCGCGCTGCCGCTCACGGGCCGCAAGACGTCCACCCTGGCCCCGGCCGTCGAGGAGACGACCGGGCGAGAGCTGGCGAGCCGAGCCCGGCAGCAGCTGGCCCCGGCGGTCGAAGTCGGGCAGGCTCAGCAGCTGCTCATCCCCGGCCACGCCGACACCGCCGAGGAATCGACGACAGCCCGGCCCCTCGGCCGGACGAAGCGCGCCGTACTCGTGCCAGGCGTGGACACCACGCTCGCCGTACCGGTCACCGGCCGGAAGCGGCGAGCCCTCGGCCTCGCCACCGAGACGACGTCCGTACGGGCGCCAGGCTCGGCGAAGCGCCGGGCCCTCGGCACCGCGCTGGCGACGGACGCTGCCGGCGAGATCGAGGGCTCCGCGCACGTGCGCCTAGGCGTGGCCACCGAGACGACGCGAGCACTGATCGGCCCGGCCGTACGCCTCACCTGGACGGCACACCGGGACGAGGCCCGGCCGCTGGTCGGCCGGAGGCAGCAGCCGGCCGACGACCTGGACGCCACGACCAGCGGGCCCACGCTCACACCGAGCACCGCGGGCCCCGCACTGACCCCCAGCAGCAGCGGGCCGCACCTCGTGGCCTCGTCGACCCGAGGAGGCTGACGATGCCCGACGTAGGCGACCTCGTCACCGCGCGCCTGACCGTGAACCCGGCCGACGGGACCACCCAGGCGACGCTGGTGGTGACCCCGCCGACGGGGCTTCCGCTCACGCCGGTGGTCACTCCACAGGACGACGGCGCCCTGTGGACAGCCCCGGTCGTCTACACGGCGGCGGGCCTGTGGCGACTGTCGTGGACGGTGACCGGCACCGGTGCCGGGGTGGAGCACGAGATCGTGTCTGTCGCCCCGGCGCCGCCGGTGGCCGGGACCGGGCGGGTGTACGCGACGACGACGCAGCTCGCCGAGTACCTCGGCGCGGCCGTGCCGTTGGACGCGGTACGGCTGCTGACGGACGCCTCGCGGGCGCTGGACGACGCGCTGAAGACCGCCCGGTACTGCGTGGACGACGACGGCGTGCCGACCGAACCAGCGGTCGCGGCCGCGTTCGCGGAGGCGGTGTGCGCGATCGTGCAGTGGTGGGACGAGACCGGTGACCCGGTCGGCGCCGACGGCGGCTGGGACAGCGTGTCGGCCGGCCCGGTGAGCCTGTCGGGTAGGTCTGGGACTGGTGCCGCACCGATCGCCGGAGGGGCCCTGCCGCCGCGGGCGCTGGCCGCGCTGCAGCGGGTCCCCGGCTGCCATCTCCAGTGGTGGGTGGGGGCGGGATGGTGAGGCAGGTCCCCGCGATGCTGCTTCAGCACACGGTGCGGGTGGAGGCGTACCTGGGATCGGGCTCGAAGGGCGATGTCTATGCCAGCCCGGAGACGGTGCGCTGCCTGATCGACGAGAAGACGCAGCAGGTCACGTCGCCGGGCGGTCAGACGGTCACGTCCGGCTCCTCGTACATCGCCCGCTCTGACCACCGGCCGCCCCCGAACAGCAGGGTGACGCTGCCGGACGGGCGGGTCACCACGGTCATCACCATCGCCCGCGCCGATGGCGGACGCCTGCCGGTGCCCTCCAACACGCAGGTCTTTCTCCAGTAGCGGGAGGTCACCGTGCCGCAGAACTTCCGGCTCAGGTTCGACGGGACGGTGGCGGCACGCGAGCTGAGATCCGCTGCCGCGCGGGGCCTCTTCCTCGGCACCGAGCACGTCCTGGGCCTCAGCAACGATGTGGTGCCCCTCGATGAGGGCTACCTCCAGTCCACCGGTACCGCGTCCGTGGACGAGCCGTCGCTGACCGGCATGGTCAGCTACGACGGGCCGTACGCCGTCCGCCAGCACGAAGAGTTGGACTGGCGGCACGCGCCCGGCCGCACCGCGAAGTACCTGGAGAACTCGCTGAACGCGGCCCGGCCCGAGGTCGCTGCGCTCATCGCGGCCGAGCTACGGCGGGCGCTGCGGTGAGCGGCTACACCAGCAGCCTCCTGGACGGCATCGCCGGTCTCCTCCAGGAGGCGGGCATCGGCCTGTTCACGCCGGGCGAAGTCATCGGCGGCCAGGACACAGGGATCTTCCGCGGGGTGATGCCCGATCAGCCCGACCGGGCGCTGGGGTTGACCGCGTACCCGGTGGAGGACACCGACCTCACGGACGCGATCACGGGGGTGCAGATCCGTATGCGTGCGGGCCGCGACCCGGACGCGATCGACGACATGGCGGACGCGGTGTTCGCCGTACTGCACAACCGACGGCACTACTCCTGCGGCGGCGTCACGGTCGTTCTGTCGTGGCGGCAGTCGCAGGCGTGGATCGGTCAGGACGCGCAGCAGCGCATGGAGCTGACCAGCAATTACTACCTCCGGACCTCCCGGCCCGGGCCCCACCTGATCGATTAGGAGGACGCATGTCCACTCCCACGCCCACCAACGCCCTCGCCCGCCGCTGGAAGATCGACATCGACATGTCGACGGAGAAGGACGGCAGCGACTACGAGAACATCCTGGGCATCACCGAGTTCCAGCAGTCCGCGGAGCCCAACATCGAGGACTCCAGCGACTACGACTCGCAGGGCTGGGCGGGCAACACCAAGACCGGTCAGGCGTGGGAGGTGTCCCTGACCATCAACCGGCGCATCAACGACCAGGTCAAGGTCTACCACCCCACCCACGAGAAGCTCCGCGCCGCTGCCTACGCCTACGGCTCGGCATCCGAGGTCCGCGTCCGCTACTACGACCGCGACGGCCTCCCCGAGGCATACGAGGGCGTCGCGATCGTCACCTGGGCGCCGTCCGGCGGCGAGTACACCGCCCTGGACCAGGTCGAGGTCACCCTCACCGGCAACGGCCCGCTCGCCCTCATCGACAACCCGGAGGCCTGACCGTGGCCCAGGCGTTCGAGGCGCTCGACGACTTCCTGTCCGACGGCCTCACCCTTCCCGTCACCGGCGCCGACGGGGTCACCCGCGAGTACCACATCCCGGACCCGACCGCCGAGGCCGGCATCCGGATCGAGCGCATCACCTCTCTGGCGGCCCGCCTCGCGGCCGGTGGTTCCGCGCCTGAGCGGGAGACCGTTGACGACGAGCAGGAGCAGGACCTGTACCGGCTCTGCCTCGGTGACGCCTACGACAAGCTCAAGGCCGAGACGTCCTGGTCCATGTTCAAGCACGTGGCGCTGACCACGATGTTCTGGATCACCACCGACGAGGACACCGCGCTGGAGTACTGGCGCACCGGCCAGGCCCCGGGAAAAGCGGCGAGGAACCGGGCGGAGCGCCGGCAGATGTCGCACGGCTCCTCGGCAAAGGCTGCGGCAAACGGGACCCCGTCACCGGCCTCTACGAGTGGTACGAGGGCGGGATCCCAGCACCGCGGCAGGGGCGGTCGCGGGCGAGGCCGCCCGCAGACCTGAGCTGGAGCAAGCTCCTCCAACAGTGGCTGCTCATTGAGGACGACCTCCACGAGATCTACGGCATCGACGTGGAGTCCGGCATCCTCCAGCGCCGCACCTGGCGGTGGCTCCAGGCCCGCGTGATCGGCCTGCTGTCTACCGAGAGCCGCCTACAGCGGCACTTCAACCCTCCTGAGGAACCAAGCCCGACGTCCCGAAGGAGGTAGTTCCGTGGCGCTGACCGTCGGCGAACTCACCGCCATCCTTGCCATCGACGACCGCGCCGTGGACCCGGCGCTGCGCCGCGCCGAGGTGGCCATGCGCACTTCTGGGCAGCGCATGGGCGACGACGCTCAGCAGGCGGGCGACGATGCGGGGCAGCAGCTCGGCGACGGCATCGTCCGCGGCGCCGACGGGCGACTGAGGAACGCGCGCGGGCAGTTCGTCGCGGCTGGCCGCCGCGCGGGTGACGCCGTCGGCGACGGCCTCGCCGACGGAGTCGGAGACGGCGCAGACCAGGCCGTCGACCAGGCCGGCGGGAAGCTGGACAGGCTCAAGCAGGTCGCGGGCGGAGCCGCGATGGCCGCCGGCGCCGCGGCCGGGATGCTGCTCCTGACCGCGTTCAACGACGCCATGGACCAGGCGCAGATCACGGCCAAGCTCCGTGCGCAGCTCGATGCCACCGGGCCCGAGGCGAAGCGATACGGGCAGATTGCCGGCCAGCTCTTCACAGAGGCCATCGTCACGGACTTCCAGCAGGGCGCCGACACCATCAGCGGCATCGCCTCGTCCGGGCTCCTGCCACCCGGCGCGACGAACGCGCAGATCAAATCGATCGCCACGAACGCCGCCGACCTGGCGAACACGTTCGACGTCGAGGTATCCCTGGCGGCTCAAGCTGCGGGGGCGATGCTGAAGAACGGCCTGGCCAAGGACGGCAAGCAGGCGTTCGACCTCCTCGCCAAGGGCATGACCGGTCTCGGACCTGCCTCCGAAGACCTGATGGAGACGTTCACCGAGTACGGGCCGATCTTCAAGAGCGCGGGCATCTCCGGGCAGACGGCACTCGGCCTGATCAAGCAAGCCATCCAGGGCGGCTGGACGAAGGACACTGACAAGATCGGTGACGCATTCAAGGAACTCCAGCTCCGCGCCACCGAGGGCTCGAAGGGCGTGCAGGACGCTTTCAAGTCGATGGGCTTGGACGCAAAGCAGGTCGGTGACGACATCGCGGCCGGCGGAAAGCGAGGGGAGAAGGCCCTCGACCTGGTCCTCGACACCCTGAACGACATGGGCCCGGAGACCCAGGGCGTCAAGCAGATCGTTTCGACACTGTTCGGCGGCCCCGGTGAGGACCTGGGAGCAGCCTTGTTCGCGCTGGACGTCGACAAGGCGTCCCAGGCCATGGGCGGCGCCGCTGGTTCCGCCGACCGCCTCGGCAACTCGCTGCGGGACAACGCCGGCACCCGCGTCGAGCAGTTCAAGCGGGGCATGCAGCAGGGCCTCGTGGACTTCCTGGGCGGTCCGGTGCTCGGCTCGATCGAGACGTTCAAGAAGAAGCTGGGCGGGATCTGGGATCAGGCGGGGCAGCAGGCTGACGGCAGTGCGCTGGCGGACAGGCTGGTGGCGTTCTTCCCGATCTTGGGGCAGAAGCTCGCGGCGAAGGCGGTGGAGCTAGCCCCGAAGATCATTAGCGGTATCTCTTCGGCGGGCCAGAGGGTTGCCGAGTGGATCATGGCGAACCCGGGATCCGTGCTGAAGGTCGCCGCGATCGCGGGGGCCATCACCCTGGCGCTTGTGGCGCTGCCCGCGCTCGCCGCGGCCGCAATCAGCGGGGCCGCGATCGCGCTGATGGTGGGCTTCGTCTCCCGGCTGCTGTCGGCGCTCGGCGAGAACCTGCCGCGCTGGTGGAACTCGTTCACCGGCTGGGTGTCGACGAAGGCGTCCGAGGCCGGGAACGTCATGGACGTCCTGGGCTCGGCGATCGGCAGCTGGTTCTCGGGCCTGTGGTCCCGCTACATCGCGGGCCCGGTGTCGCGGCAGTGGAACTCCTTCATCGGCGGAGTGCGGGCCCTACCCGGCCGCGCTTCAGCGGCGCTGTCGGCGCTCGGCGGCCTGATCACCGCGCGGGCGAACGCAGCGTGGACGAGCTTCCGCAACGCGACGGTCTCCCGAGCCCTGAGCATGGTGTCGTGGGTCAAGGGCCTGCCCAGCCGGATCTCAGCCGGAATGGGCTCGCTGACGGGGCTGCTCACCGGCAAGGGCCGCAACGTCGTCCAGGGTCTGTGGAACGGCATCTCCTCGATGGGCGGCTGGATCCGCTCGAAGCTCACCTCGTGGGCCAAGAGCATGATCCCCGGGCCGATCGCCAAGGCCCTTGGCATCGCCAGCCCCTCGAAGGTCACCCGGGCCCAGGGCCAGTGGATCGCGCGCGGCCTCATCGACGGCCTCACCGGCAGCTCGAAGCAAGTCCGGGCCGCCTCGTACAAGCTCGTCGACATCGTCAAGGACTCCCTGTCGGGGAAGAAGGAGCGCAAGGCCCTCGCCCGGATCAACAAGGACGCCGGCTGGTTGGACTGGTTGGCCAAGAGGGACGCCACGGTCACCGGGCAGCTGAAGACCGCGCAGAAGAAGCTCGACGACCTGCGGAAGACCCGCGACAAGCTCTCCGCCGACGTCAAGAACGGCATCCTCGGCGACGCGGACATCACCAAGCAGGCCGACGGCGGCTTCCAGTCCGCGGACAACATCCTGATGAACTTGCGCGAGGACACGAGGGCGGCGCAGCAGTTCGCGGTGCACCTCGCCGCGCTGAAGAAGAAGGGGGTCCGCTCGGATCTCATCTCGCAGATCGCGCAGGCCGGCGTGACCGGCGGCGCGGCCTCGGCGGCGGCGCTGGCCAACTCGAACTCCAGCCAGATCAAGGCCATCAACGCGCAGCAGGCGGCTCTGGTGAAGGCCGCGGGCTCCGCGGGCACGACTGCGGGCACGGCCATGTACGGGGCGGGAATTCAGGCCGCGCAGGGCCTCGTGAAGGGGCTGACGGCGCAGAAGAAGACGATCGAGAACACGATGCTGCGGATCGCGAAGGGCATGTCCGCAGCCATCCGCAAGGCCCTCGGTATCCGGAGCCCCTCGCGGGTGATGGCCGCGGTGGGCGCTTACGCGGCGCAGGGCGTGACGCAGGGCATCGAGTCCGAGCGGTCCGCGGTGAACCGGTCGATGGCGTCGCTGGTGGAGACGCCGTCTCCGTCGTCGGCGTACGCGCAGTCCGCGGTGGGCGGCGTCCGTGCCCGCTCGGCGTCGTCCCTGCCTACCCACCGGCTCGTTGCCGGGGACGCCTTCGGGGACATGGTGATCAGCACCATCCGCACGCGGGTCGGTGTCAGTGGCGGCGACGTCCAGTTGGTTCTCGGCAAGGGAGGTCGGTGACGTGGCGTTTCCGCAGGACCCGCTGGACTTGCGCGCGGAGTTGAAGGTCGCCGGGCAGTGGACGACGTTCACGAAGGACGTCTACACCCGGGACCCGATCACCCACGCCCGGGGCGTCCGGCAGGAGGGCGCGGTCGCCGACCCGGCGGCCGTCCCCCTCCTGATCAACAACAGGTCGGGGAAGTACTCGCCGCGGAACCCCCTGTCCCCGTACTACGGGCTCATCGGCCGCAACACGCCGGTGCGCCTGTCCCTGCCGGGCGAGGAGACGTACCTCCAGCTCGACGGCACCCCGGACAGCGCCGCCTCCACCCCGGATCATTCGAGCCTCGACATCACCGGGGACCTCGATGTCCGCTGGGAAGGCGAGGCCGACTGGTACGCGGCCGGCGCGCAGATGCTCATCGGGAAGTGGACAGAGACCGACGGTGAGCGGTCCTGGCACATGCGGCTGGAGGGCGGGCTGCTGCGCATCCTCGCCACCCGAGACGGCTCCACCGGAGCGAGCGGCTTCTGGCCCCTGCCCGCGCTGCCCCGCCGTGCCGCGTTCCGTATCACGCTGGACGCGGACACCGGCTCCGGGATGCTGTGGCACGCCTACTGGGCTGAGAGCATGGACGGCCCCTGGACGTCCCTCGGAGCGGTGCCGTTGCCGGACCCCATGGTCATCTACTCCGGGCCCGCGCCGCTGTCCGTGGCGCCTCGCCAGCTGACGCTGCCCACGAGCGGGATCGCGCGCTACCCGGCTGCGGGCCGCGTCTACCGGGCGCAGGTCCGCTCCGGCATCAACGGCACGATCGTCGCCAACCCCGACTTCCGCGCCCAGGCGCCCGGCGTCACCTCGTTCGCGGACAGCGCCGGCCGGACGTGGACCCTGACCGGCAACGCGGAGATCCGAGACCGCATCGACCGGTTCGTCGGGGAGATCAGCGAGTGGCCGCAGCGGTGGGCGCCGTCGGAGAAGGACGTGTGGGTGCCGGTCCAGGCGGCCGGGGTGCTACGCCGTCTCGGCCGGGGCACGAAGCCCTTGGACTCGGCGCTGCGGCGCCGCATCCCGAGCTACAAGCCGCTCGCCTACTGGCCGATGGAGGAAGGCGTCGAGGCGACGCAGGCGTACTCGCCGATCGCCGGGGTCAAGCCGCTGACCGCGAAGGGCTTGGAGTGGGCCAAGGTCGACACGCTGCTCAGCTCGGCGCCGCTCCCCGAGGTCGCCTCCGCCGGCGCTCCGCTGCCGACATGGCGGGGCACGGTGCCACCGCCGGCTACCACGATCACCGGCTGGTGCGTGTTCCTCATGTACCGCCTGGACCAGCCCAACGCCACCCTGAGGAACTTCCTGCGGGTGCCGTGCACGGGCACCATCGCCGAGTGGCGCATCGCCATGAGCGCTACCGGATCCCGCGTCCAGGCAGTCGACTCGGAGGGCACGCTCCTGGTCAACAGCCTGATCGGCACGAGCGGCGACATCTTCGGGAAGTGGGTGCAGCTCCGATTCCGGGCCGAGCAGTCCGGCAGCGACATCGCCTGGCGCGTGGACTGGGCAGACGTCGGCGGCGATCGGGGCGGCTTCGGTACGACGGTGGCGGGCACGGTCGGCCGGCCGACGGCGGTGGGCGCTCCGGCGGAGGGCTATACGACCGACCTGAACGGGCTGGCCTTCGGGCACGTCAGCGTGTGGCCGACGGCGGCGACTGCCGCGTACGACCGGGCGATGGACGCGTGGACGGGCGAGGCTGCGGGCGCGCGGATGGTGCGCCTGTCGGCGGAGGAGGGCCTGCCGCTCGCGGTGTCCAGCCTGCCGTCGGCGACGGAGCTGGTGGGCTCGCAGGGCCGGGCGCCGGTGCTGGAGCTGATCCGCGCGGCGGCGGACGCGGACGGGGGGGTGCTGACGGAGGACCAGACGTCGCTGCGTCTGCTCTACCGGCCACGGCAGAGGCTCTACTCGCAGGAGCCCGCGCTGGTCCTGGACTATGCGGCGGGTGAGATCGCGCCGCCGCTGGAGCCGGTCGACGACGACACCGACGTCCGCAACGATGTGACGGTCGCCCGCGAGGGCGGCTCGTCGGCGCGGGCGGTGCTGGAGTCCGGGCCGCTGTCGGTGCAGGCCCCGCCCGCCGGGGTCGGCGTGTACGACGATTCGACGACGCTGTCCCTGGCGTCGGACGAGCAGGCGGAGCCGCAAGCATGGTGGCGGGTCCACCTGGGGACGTGGGACGAGCCCCGCTACCCGGCGGTCACGCTCCTCCTGCACAAGCACCCCGAGCTGATCCCGGCCGTGCTCGCGCTCCGGGAGGGGGACGTGATCCGGCTGACGGGGATGCCGAAGTGGCTCGCCCCGGACGACGTCGACCTCATGCTCCGGGGCCTGAACGAGACGCTGCTGCCGAGGAAGTGGACCATCACCTTCGACTGCGTTCCGGCCGGGCCGTGGCAGGTCGGCGTCCTCGGCGACTCGGTCCGGGGCCGGGTGGACGTGGACGAGGGCGGCTCCACGCTGGTGCTCCCGGCGGCGGAGGGGGCGACGCAGCTGGTGGTGCACACGCCGGCGCCGGGTCCTGCGGGGGCGTTGCCGTGGATCTCCTCGGCCGGGCCCGCGCCGACGTATCCGGCGGAGTTCCCCTTCGATGTCCGGTTCGGTGGGGAGACGGCACGGGTGACCGGGTGCGTGCCGGTGGCGTACGACGCTTTCGGCCGGACCGTGGCCAACGGCTGGGGCGTCGCGGACTGCGGCTTCTCCTGGGTCGGGGCGTTCGGCGCGGACTCGGACCGAGCCGTGTCCGGCGGCATCGCCAGCATCACCCTGGCCTCGGTGAAAGACACCCCGCGCTTCCAGCGGCTGGTCTCACAGATCACGGACTGCGAAGTCCTCACCCGCATGAACGTGAGCGCCGTCGCGACCGGCTCGGCGATCATCCCGTCGGTGCTGCTGCGGTACGTCGGCACGGACGACTTCTACCGGGCCCGGATCCGCTTCGACCTGTCCGGGGCGATGGCCGCCGAGGTCACCCGCGCCTACACACAGGTCGGCGCCAGCACGACGTTGCCGTACACGTACACGGCCGGCGCCTGGTTCTGGGTGCGGGCGCGGCTGACGGGGCACCGGGTGCAGGTGCGGGTGTGGCCGGACGGAGGGCTGGAGCCTTCGGTGTGGCACGCGGATCAGACGATCGCCTCGGACACGATCCCCTCGGGGGAGGTCGGGGTGACCGCGTCGACGTTCGGCAGCAACACGAACACCAACCCGGCCGTGCGGTACGACGACTTCCGGGTGATCACGCCGCAGCTGATGACCGTGGAGCGGTCCCTGAACGGGATCGTCAAGGCGCACGCGGTGGGCACGCCGCTGTCCCTGGCCAATCCGGCCCGACTCGCCCTGTAGGAGGATCTTGTGCCGTACGAGCCGTGGCAGCCCGGCATGCTGCTCACCCAGGGCCGTCTCGCGTCGGTCTCGCCGACGTGGCAGGACTGGACCCCGGTGTGGACGACGTCCGGGGCCAGCACCCCCTCGTTCGGGAACGCGGCGGTCCTCGCCCGCTTCGCAGTCGCCGCGCGCACCGTGTTCTTCGAGATGGACTTCATCTTCGGGTCCAGCACGACGTTCGGGTCGGGTACGGACAACTGGCGGATCTCGACGCCGGTGACGGCCGCGCGAACGTCGAACGGCTGCGGGTCCGGGGAGATGCAGCGGGCGTCGGCGCCGGGCGGGTACTCGAACTCGCCGGGCACCCGGCAGCCGCTCCGCGTGAGGTTGACGACGACGGGGACGTTCGAGTTCGAGATGTCCGGCGGCAACATCAACGCCATCTCGACCAGCTCGGGCGCGGGACTGATCGACGCGTCGACCCCGTGGACGTGGGACACCGGCTCGGCCCTGCGCGCGTGGGGCAGCTACGAGGCCGCCGCCTGACCCTCTCCCTTTCTGCCTGCCCCGTGCCGTCTGGCCGGGGCTTTTCTCATCCATGGAGGGCCTATGGCCTGGTACCCCGGCGCGGTCAAGATGGAGCTGCAGCCCGAGTCGGACGCGCAGCAGGCCATCCGGCCGACGCAGTTCATCGTCCACAGCATCGTCGGACCGTGGACTGCTCGCCGTACCTACGAGTACTGGCGGGACAGCACGAACCTGGAGTCGCACTTCGGCATCGGCTACGCCGGCGACATCGCCCAGTACATCGGCACCGAGACCCGCGCCGACGCCAACGCCGCCGCGAACAGGCGCTCGGACGGCACCGGCGCGATCTCCGTCGAGACCGCCTCCAACCTGACCGCCACCGACCCGTGGACGGACGAGCAGGTGGAGGAACTCATCAAGGCCGGCGTGTGGGCCCACCAGCGTCACGGGATTCCGCTGCGCCTGTGCCGGTGGGCGAGCGACCCAGGGTTCGGCTGGCACAAGATGCACGCCGCCTGGAACCCCAGCGCGCACTCGTGCCCTGGCCCGGCCCGGATCCGGCAGTTCCAGCAGGTGGTGTTCCCGGGGATCGTCGCCCGCGCCACCGGCAAGACCGCACCCGAGAAGGAGGCCCTCGTGGCTGACAAGGACGACGTGAAGACCCTGGCCAAGACGGACGGCGTCTTCGACTCGCCGGACAAGGCGAAGGACAACCCGCACTGGACGATGGAGTCGTACCTCCGTTACGACTACCTCCAGAACCGGGACACCCTCAAGATCGTCCGCTCCCTCGCGACGCAGGTCGCGGGCCTGACCGCGACCGTGAACAAGCTGGCGCAGCTCGCGGGGTCCGACGTCGACACCGCGCAGGTCGTCGACGCCGTCGAGCGTGCCATCGCCGACGCAGTCGTGAAGGTCGACGTCGACATCACCGGAACGGGGGCCTGACCCATGAAGATCTTCGGACGAGAGCCCGCGACGATCCTCGCGTTCATCGCCCTCACCCTGAAACTCGGCGCGGCGTACGGCCTCGACGTCGACGCCGGCCAGCAGGCCCTCATCATGGCGTTCCTCGCGTGCGTCGTCGCCGTCGCGGAGGCGTTCATCCTGAAGAACGGCGCGGTGTTCGCCGCGCTCGTGAACTTCGGGCACGGCGCGATCGCCCTATTCATGGGCTTCGGTCTGGAGATGACCGCGGAGGCCCAGGCCCTGTGGATGCTCCTCATCGAGGGCGGCCTCGCGCTGATCGTGGTCCGGCCGCAGGTGACGGCCCCGATCGCCGCGATGAAGCTGGAGCAGTCCAGCGTCGTCAAGGCGGCATAGGTGAAAGCCGCGGTGGCGGGCTGGTTCAGCGGACGCCTCGGACGCCGCGGCCCCTTCCTCGTGTTCATGGGCATCGGGAAGGTCTGCTTCGGCGCCTCGTTCATCTTCGAGCCGCCCTTCACCACCCGGGGCCTCGGCGTCCTCACCGCCCGGGCCCCGCTCCACTGCTGGGCCTGGGTGTGGATCCTCGCCGGGATCTGCGTGTTCGTCTCGGCGTGGCTGCCCTTCGCCCGCGACCGCTGGGGCTTCGTCATCGCCTCGGTCCCGCCGACCATGTGGGCGTTCGCCTACGGGTGGGCGGGCCTGGTCGGGGACTATGCCCGCGGGCTGTGGCTGTTCGTCTGGTACATGACGTCGCACTGCGGAGTGATCTGGTGTGCGCAGCGAGTCCCGCCCGAGCACGGATCGCCCGATCTGCCCGGCCGGGCGATCGAGGGGAGACCCGGGTGAACGGATGGCTGGGGCTGGCGGGCGCGGTGGTCACGGTGCTGGGTGTGATCGCAACGGGCTGGTTCACGTACCGCGGGGGCCGGACGGCGGCCGCGATCCAGGCGGAGCCGAACCAGCGGGCGGCGGATCTGGCCGCGTTTCGGGAGATCCGGGACGACATGCAGAAGGACATCGACGAGCTGAAGGTGGAGCAGCTGTCGATGCGCCGTCTGGTCCGGGCCTTCGCGGGCTACGTGTCGGAGCTGACGTCGCAGATGCGGTCGCATGGGCTGGAGCCGCCGGCGCCGCCGGACCGGGTGGACGAGTACAACCGAACTGGAGTCTGAGATGGCCCCCATCGCCTTCGGGCGGTGGGGGCCGTTTCGTCTTGCCCGGATACCCTCGGCGGCATGATTCGCGCTGTGATCTTCGACGTCGGTGAAACCCTCGTCCGCGATGACCGGTACTGGGCAGCCTGGGCAGACTGGCTCAACACCCCCCGCCACACCGTCTCCGCCCTCGTCGGCGCCGTCGTCGCACGCGGCCGGGACAACGCGGACGCGCTGCGCCTCATCCGCCCCGACATCGACGTCCCCGCCGAGTACGCGGCCAGGGAGGCCGCCGGCCACGGCGAGCACCTGGACGAGACCGACCTGTACGACGACGTCCGCCCCGCGCTCGGCGCGCTCCGCGACCTCGGCCTCCGGGTGGTGATCGCAGGGAACCAGACCACTCGTGCGGGCGAACTTCTCCGCGCCCTCGACCTGCCCGCCGACGTCATCGCAACGTCCGGGGAGTGGGGCGTGGCCAAGCCGAACCCGGAGTTCTTCCAGCGGGCGGTCGCCGCCGGGCAGGCGCCGCCGGCGGAAACCCTGTACGTGGGTGATCACCCGGCCAACGATGTGACGCCCGCGGCGGCCGCCGGGTTGCGCACGGCGCACATCCGGCGCGGCCCTTGGGGGCACCTGTGGGCGGACACCCCGGAGGTCACGGAGGTCGCGGACTGGCGGATCGACCGGCTCACCGATCTCCCGACCCTGCTCAGCGCGTAGACCGTTCGCGTATCCGGACCGTACGCATGTCGGTACGGTGCGGGTATGCCCACCGCCAGCAGGCGCGAGGTAGGCCAGCGCATCGCCACCATCCGGCACGCCCGCCGGATGACCCAAGCCGCACTCGCCCGCGCCGCCTACGTCTCCCTCGCCACCATCAAGGGAATCGAACGCGGCGCCCGCTCACCGAGCGACGACACCCTCGACTCGATCGCCGCAGCCCTCAACGTCGACCCGAGCCGCATCGTCACCGGCAGCAGCCGCACCGACAGCCGCGTCCACGCCGCCCTCCCCGGCATATCCGCCGCGATCAGCGCCTACGACATCCCCACCGACACCCGGCCACGCCCGCTCGACGAACTCCGCCCGGCCACCGAGGAACTGGCACGCTGGCGTCTCGCAGCGCAGTACGCGCGCATCGCCGAACACGCCCCCCAGCTGCTGGCCGACACGCTGGCCGCGCTGCACCACACCACCGGCGCCGAGCAGCTGCACGCCGCGCACCTCCTCGCCACCACCGCCCGCTCCGCCGACGCCGTGGCCTACAAGTTCGGCGCCCGCGACCTCTCCGCCCGCCTGGTCGAGCTGATGCGCTGGGCCGCCGGCCAGACCGACAACCGCCTCGCCGAGGCGACCGCCGCGTACGTCCGCACCGAGGTGTTCTTCGCCGCCCGCGCGCACGCCCCCGGGCTCCGCGCGCTGGAGCTGGCCATCGACGCCAGCCCGGCCCCGATCAGCCGGGCCACGACGGCGGCTCGCGGCGCCCTGCACATGCGCGCGGCCGTCATCGCCGGACGCTGCGGCGACGAAGGCGCCGCGACGCTCCACCTGGACGAGGCCCGACGTCTCGGCGACGCGGTGCCGGAAGCCGCCTACGACGGCACCCAGTTCGGCCCGGACTCGGTCCGCGCGCACGAGGTGTCCGTCGCGGTGAGCCTCGGGCAGGACCACGTACAGCGGGCCCTCACGGTCGCGGACGAGTGGACCCCGCCTGAGTCTCTGCCGGCCGAGCGGCAGTCCGGGTTCTGGATCGAACTCGCGCGGGCGCAGGTGTGGGCGGGCCGCCCGGACGATGCGTTCGAGTCGCTGAAGGTCGCCCGGTTCATCGCCCCGCAGCACACCCGGGAGCATCCGTGGGCGCGGGAGGCCGCGGCGACGATCCGCCGGCTGAAGCGCGCGGACGCCGAGTCGTTGACCAGTTTCGCCGAGTGGATCGGCGCGGTCTGAGGGGATACACGCTGTATCCCTTGCACCCCTTGTAGCGGCTCATGATCTGTCTGTCCGCAGGAGACAGGCAGATCGGAGACGGGGATGAGCCGCAGGTGCACCGAGTTATTGCCCGTGGACGGCCCGGTCAGTATCGCTCGGCTCCACGGCCGCGCGTGCTGGTACTGCGGGGCTGTCGCCCGTGGCCTGACCGTAGTGGGCCGGGTCCAGCGTTCGGCTGGCGCCCGCGTCTGGACGGTCGTCTCGTGCGGCTGCCACGCGAAGGCGGGGGCGACGGCATGAGCACCACCGCCGAACCCAACGGGCTGCGTATCGTCGGCTGGTGCTCCTGGCACGAGGACGCCGCCGACGACGTCCGTGTCGTGGAGATCGCCGAGCAGGGCTCCGGCCGGGGCGCTCTCCACTACGCGTGCGGCGACTGCCGGGAGGAGCACGGTCTGGTGCCGCTCGCCGAGCAGGACCCGCGGCCGGCCGAGGCCCCGGTCGATCCGGTCCTCGGCGGTGCCTGTCTGATTCCGATGCCGGGGATGCACCCGTGCATGTGCGACGACCAGCGGTACGGCCGCGCCTGCCCGTGGTGCAACACGCCGGTGACGGCGGAGACCGGGGTGGACCTCGGTGAGCGGCGCCTGGAGCGGGAGCATCTCGTCCTGCACCCGGTCGCCTGCCGGGACTGCATCGGCGAGCAGGCCCGCCGTGCGGTGACCCATCATGCCCGCACGTGCCTGACCTGCCACCGCCAGCAGGACTGCGAGGCCCGCCGATTACTGCGCCGCCTCGCCCTGGAGACACGCCGATGACGAACCCCAGAACCATGGACGTTCCGCCGCCGGTAGGGATGCCGCTCGCGCCACCGGAGCCGGTCGAGGACTGCCCGGTGTGCACCACGGCGGCGCGGGCCCGGACGCGGGCGCAGGGCCGGGGGGACTGGTCCCGGGTGACGGACGCGAACGTGACGATCCGCCAGCACCCTCATACCCGGTGACTCCCGCTGGCGCTGTAGGGCGAACTCGGCGCCAGCGGGGATCCCTGAGCGGCCTGTTCCTGCAACCCCGTCGGGGGCGGGCCGCTCAGCGGACGAGGTCAGCGAGCGGCACGTCGAGCGCGTCGGCGATGAGGAGCAGGTGGTCGAGGAGTGCGCTGTGGGATCCCTGCTCGATCCGGTTGACCGTCTTGCGGTCGAGGTCGACGAGCTCGGCGAGCTTCTCCTGGGACAGCTTCCGCTCGGTGCGGACAGCGCGGATGTGGTCTCCGATCTGGCGTCGGCGGTCTGGTACCCAGTCGGGCAGCGGATCGGATGGCACGCGTCAACGCTGGTCGGAGGCGTGATCAGTGTCTGTACCATCGTTGGTACATTCCCGAGGATGATTTCCGGCCGCCGCACAACCCCCTCGGCGCTTAAACACACGTTCGAGTGAGTCACGGAATGAGGATCTTGCCCCGGGCAACTTCTACACAAAAGGTAGAAGCAGCACCACAAACTCCCCTCCTCCGGAGCTTCCCAGGCGCGGAAGAGGGGCAGCGGTGCCCCCGGCGACGGCCGGGGGCACCGTCACTTCCAGGTGATCTCGACCGCGTCCCGGTCCCAGTACGCGCCGCCCGGTCGACGACCGACCTTCGCCGGGAGCACTCGGACGGTCATCGCCCAGTCGACAACCGCACGCTGCCGCGACAGGTCCAACCCGTTCCACGCGGCTTCGACGTCCTCGGCGCCGAGCAGGCCGACCACGGGATTGACCTGCACGGCCGTGGCGAGGACCGCCTCCGCCTTCTCCTTCCGGACGCGCGCAGACGCGCGGGCCACCCGCCACTCCTGCATATCGATCTCACCGGCGCCGAACTCGGCGGCCAGGTCGTCCAAGTCTTTCCGCGCGGCCCGGAGGTCTTCCTGCGCGCCACGGACGTCGACGGGGTCCTGCTCGCGGCCGGCGAAGAGGTCGGCCGCGTCGGGCCGCTGGAGGCGTTTCACGAGGTGGGTCTGCACCCACTTGTCGAGGAGCACGAGGTCCCGGACCACGCACGAGTTCTTCCGGCACTTGTACTTCTTCGGCTCGCCCTTCCGCTTGAAGAACGAGGTGATCGCCTCGCCGCACACCCCGCACAGGTAGATGCCGCTGCCGAGGTACTTGCGTACGTTGTGCGCGGTGGAGACGCGGCTGGGGTCGGCGAATATGTCGCAAAGGCTGCGCCACGTCGGCTCGTCGAGCGCACCGTCCCACTTCGACGGTCCCGCCTCCTCGCCGCGGTGCTCGAGGATGCCGGCGTTGCGCGGGCGTTTGAGCATGCGGACGAGGGTGCCGCCTTCCCAGCGGGCGCCGGTGCTGGTGTAGAGCTTGCGGAGGTTGAGGTCTGCGGCGATGGAGCGGCTGGACGCGCCGGCGAGGATCGCGTCGGCGGCCTCGCGGATGACGGCGATCTCCTCGGGGACGGGGGTGACTCCGTCAGATTCCCAGCCGTACGGGCGGGGGCCGCCGCAGTACTCACCGCGGCCGACTTTCTGCTCGCGGGCACGGCGCTGCCGCTCGACCATCCGCTCGACCTCGTAGCGGGCCTGGACGCCGAGCTGCCGGGCGATCATCCGGCCGGTCGCGGTGGTGAGGTCGAGAGTGCCCGCCTTGACGGTGCGGGTCTGGATGCCGCGGGGCTCGCACACGTCGATGTACTCCTCCAGCTCGGTTGGCCGGCGGTGGAGGCGGTCGGTGTGCCAGGCGATGACGGTGCCGTAGAAGCCGTTGCGGAGTCCGGCGAGCATCTGCTCGTAGCCGGGCCGGGGCTTGCCGCTGTAGGCGCTCAGGTCGTTGTCGGTGTAGGTGTGCACGACGGTGAGGCCGAGGTCGGCGGCGAGCTTCTCGCAGTCCTCACGTTGCCGATCGATGCCGAGTCCGCCGCCTTCGCGGTCTTCGCTCATGCGGCAGTAGATGCAGGCCAGTTGCGGGTCTGCCGGGTCAGTGGGCAT